TACTACTGCTGATGTTCTTTCTGCGCTTAACGCAGATTGGGGCGGCAACAAAACTTTTGGGACTGATGTAGCAGATACGGCCACATTTAGCGGTCCCATTACTGCTGGATATATTGATGGTCTGAATGGGTTAAGGTCCACTAAGGCTTCCACTAATACTTCAGGAGATAATACTACTTATGCTATCAGGGCTAATGTATCACAACATAATAGTTCAACCGTCACAGGTATTAGCAGATTACAAGGAATTTATATTAACAATCAATCTGGAAGTGCTAGTCATTCAGGAGAAGTCTATCAACACGGCATAAAAATAGAGATGACGGGAACTGCCGCCGGAACAAGCGAAAATAGGGGAATTGAAATTTTAAGTTCGGGAGCAGATAAAAACTATGGTCTTATTGTAGCAAACGCTGTCACAAGTGGATTCGGAATCTCTTCCCCTGATATTACTAGCATCGCTGAGTTTCAAAGAAACGCAAAGGCTATCGTAAAATTAACTTCGACTGATACCAACAATAGTAGCAATAGTAGCGATACTGTTCTTGAAATGAAAACAGGACACGCAAGCGCATTAAATCAATTAGTATTTAGTGACCCTGATGCTTCTGCCGCAGGGAGATTAAATTATCTTCATGCCTCAGATAGATTTGTCTTTGAAATAGGTGGTTCAAGCGCAGCATCAATAACTGCTAGTGGTATTGTCGGCACTTGGGATGGAAATACTATCCCCGTTGCTAAAGGTGGAACAGGACAAACTTCCTATACTGATGGACAATTACTTATTGGTAATACCACAGGCAATACCTTAGCCAAAGCCACATTAACTGCTGGTAGTAATATTACTATTACGAATGGCTCAGGCTCAATTTCTATTGCTGGAACTGCTAACGATGATGTGTCTATTGCTAATCTAAAAACAAAACTAGCAGGTGGATTCGGTAGCAACGCAGTTCAGATTGGGGATTCAGATGATGTAGTGACTATTGGTAATAAACTAGTAGTGAGTGGCGACTTAACTGTAAGTGGGACTACTACTACTGTTAATTCCACTACACTAACTACGGCAGATTGTTTGATTTCCCTTGCTACCGGCCAAACCGCAAACGGGGCTGACGCACTTGATATAGGGTTCTATGGGACATACAATGACGGTAGCGATTCTAATACTCAGAAATGGCGAGGGTTTTATTATGATAAATCAGGTAGTAAATGGAAATTATTTACAGGTCTTACACAAGAACCTACGACTACTGTAAGCACAGATAATGCTAATCATGGTTTCGTATTAGATAGCCTTAAACTATTGAACTTAGAAGCAACAGGAACCATTACAGGAGATGTGACAGGTGATTTAACAGGTAATGCTGATACTGCTACTAATGCTTCTAACGCTTCCAATGTTGGTATAGTCGAAGATAATAGCACCGATGCTTCTTTCTATCCTTCCTTTGTGAATGGAACAAGTGGCAACAAACCCCATAAAGTCGATAGTGGATTAACATATAACCCATCCACAGGTATGCTAACTGCTGCTGGATTTACAGGGACTTTAACAGGAAATGCTTCCGGGCTTTCCTCGACATTGGCAGTAGCGAGTGGTGGAACGGGCGCAACATCGCTGACAAGTAATGCAGTTTTGACAGGTAATGGAACCAACGCTATCGTTGCAGAATCTAATATGACATTTACAGGTGGGACATTAACAGTTAAAGGAAATAAAAGTAATGAAGAGGCAATATTAAAAGTTAGACCTGTTGATACAAACAGTCGAGATGCGGTATTAGCAGTCGAGGGTGCTAGAAACGCCAGCACTACTGCTAATACTGCTATGATAAAACTACAAAATCGAGATGACAATGCAGCAGGAGATAACCTAGTCAATAATCTTGGTGCAATCGTAGGTCGAGTCACCGACCATAGTGACAATCATGGAGATATGCACTTCATAACGTATTCTGATGGCGCAACTGCTTCCGAAACAATGACACTAACAGGTGGTGGAAAAGTCGGTATAGGAAATACTAGTCCTAACTTTCCCCTTCATCTAAAATACACAGACAATGATACTGCACCGGAAGGTGGACATACTTCGGGTTCGGGAACAGTCGGTGCAAGCGCAGAAGGCGGCGGTTTGTATATCGAGAATGCCTCAACGACAGATGGCTCTTATGCGAGCATTTCATTCAGAACCGATACTGCCGATGCTAGGATAGCATACCAATCAGTAGGGTCGGGCCTCAATAACGAAGGGCAAATGTCATTCTTCTTAGATACCAATGACACAGATGGCGGAAGTCCTGATGCAGTATATACTCTTGAAGAGGTTCTAAGACTTAGAGGCGGGAGTTCTGATTCGGACAGTAATCAGGCATTCAATAGCGCATACATCAACGGCAGGTTAGGAGTAGGAATTGCGAGTCCTGATGATACTATCCATGTAAAAGGAAGCGATGGGGGAACGGCACTTCTTGTCGAAGACTCAGGAACAAATAGCAACCCTGCGGTTGAGATAAAGAACGATGCGGCTCATTGGAAAATACAAAACAGGGGCGGTGATTCAGATAAACTACGCATTGTTGAAGGTAGCAATGTCCACATGGTAATACAACAAAATAACGGTAATGTTGGTATAGGAGATTCAACGCCTTCTCACAAACTTGACGTTGATGGGACTGTAAAGGGAACTGACGTAAGAGCAGCAACATCATTAGGATTTGATACCTATCAAATGAGAGGAACCGATGGAGTTATTATGCAAAAACAGGCAACTAATGGAACTCTAGGCGCAATACTTGGCACTAAATCTCCGGGCAATTTCCAAGCGGGTTTTGAGTTCGACCAAAGTTGGCTAACATCAGTAAATACTAGTGATGGAGTTAATGATTGGAATACCGGGGCTGGCTTAACTGTTTTAACAATAAATGTTGGAAATACAGGCGGCACAAACCATGCAGATGTGTTTCATGGTGGAACCATTACATTATCAATTTCCATAAATAAAGACAATTCCGACCATCATACCCTAGATTCTATTTGGTCGCAAACAGTAAATTTTGTTGCGTTGGGTGGTGGTAATTTTAATGCCAATACTAAAGTTGATTTTAGTATAGAAAATACACTTGGCAGAAAAGGAGATGAAACAGAAGGAAACGATATGTTTGACATTGCTTTTGCTGTCGAACAAATAAGTAGTAAATACTATTTAGTTATGAATGTTAAAAATGCTACCGGGGCTACTTTGGATAGAAATGATACAGGTTTATTAATCACAGGCTCCCTTAATTTATTAAAGGGACAGGCGCATACAGGTTGAGGTGAAAATATGGGAGCAATAACTGAGAAGCACTTTTTAAACGCTAATGGTCCTAATAGCGATTTAAATGAATTAGATGATTTGACTAATGGTGATACTGCTGACTATTTCCTTCTTTACGATGTGAGTGCTAACGCTTTCAAGAAAATCACATGGACCAATGTAAGTAGCAACTTAGGCGGTAGTGGCGGTCTTGCTTATGATGGTTCAACGTCTAATGGATTATTGACTTACAAAGATGCAGATGAGATTACTGTTGAGTCTAATGCAACCTATAACGGAACTTCATTAATATTAAATCTTGATTCTAACCATACAACTGCCGTATCTCACCCTACTGTTTTTGATATTGATATGGATAAAACAGGCATAACTGCTGATGGTGCTACATTTACCTTCCAAGCCGGCGCAAGAATTAGGATAAATGATTCTGCTACCAACCATGCTAACGCTACTGTTAATATGACAGGATTAATAGTGGATATAGATTCTGCAAATGATACAGGAACTTTGACTAATATCGGTCTTGATATAGATGTGACAGGAGCAGATAATAACTATGCGGCTTTGTTTAGAAATGGTAGGGTTGGAATTGGAACTGCAACTCCCGACTACAAATTAGATGTAGCAGGTAGCATCAGGGCAACAGGAGATGTATTTTTAGCAGAAAATAAATCAATTTATTTTGATTCAACTGATACTTACATAAAGGCGGGAACGGATAATCCCGAAGACCTATTCATAGCGGCAGATGAAGATTTATTCCTAAGACCTGATGATAACGTGTTTATACAATGTGGCACGACTACTTATGCAACATTTGACGGCACTAACGAAAGATTGGGTTTAGGCACTACTAAACGATAAAGTAATGGATATAATGTATGCTGATGAATATATGTCTTTTAACTCACTTGTTGATACGGCGGCATCGTATGACAATCAAAATATTTTTATGATTAATAGAAACGGTCAGGTCGGAGTAGGTGAATTACATTCAAGTGTTGCTACCAAACTAAACGTTAAGGGAAACTTCGTTGCCCAATCTCAATATGTGGCTTCAACTGCGGCTGGAAACACTAATGCTTCTGATGGTGCTAATACATGGGCTAAGGTTTGCACTTTTGACCCCGGCGGTGGACAATACAAAGATGCGAATATTATATTAGGAGTGACTAATTTTAACAGTTCTAACCCCGCTTCCGCTATTATTAGTGTTAAATTTAGGACAAATGCACATCAAAACGCATATAATATGGATGTAGCATACATAGCAAAAACGGGTGGTGTCGAATTAGATGAAGACTCATTCAAGATATTTAGTGATGGTGGTGCAGGTAATAACTGTGTTAGCACGATGGAATTATGGGTTAATAAGGCTTCCACTTGGTCGGGCTTTAACTTTTATGAAATATCAATGAGAACTAATTACATTACAGGTTTGACTTACCACATGAACTCGGCTTGGCAAGCCAGCGCACCTACTAACACTACCCAAACCGCCGTGACTGATGGTATTGAATTAGGTCTAAGCACTAAAATGACTGACAATAAGAAATTGTATTTCGGTGGTGGCAAAGACTTACAAATTTATCACGATGGAAACCATTCATGGATTAATGATACCGGAACAGGCGACTTAAAAATTGATTCTTCAAGAATAAGATTGTATCATGGTGGAAACGAAGAACTCTATACTGCTTCAGGTGCAATTGTTGTCACCGGAGATTTAGTAGTGGATGGAGAAGGAACTACTAGTTCCAATATTACTTTCAATAGAGCAATTGACGCTTTTATTAAAGTCGATACTATGACCGGAACTGATGATACCGGAAAAAATTTAACCCTACAAGCAGGGCGAGGAACCGGAACCGGCTCAGGTGGGTCAATATTCTTCCAAACTGCTGACGTTGGTGGTTCTAGCAATTCGACTGCTAATCCGGCTATAAACAAGATGACTATTTTGGGTAATGGTAATGTTGGAATAGGAGTTGATGCGCCCGGTTCAAAGTTAGAAGTAGGCACTACTAATGCGATTGTAGAAGCCAATGCTGCTACAAACGGTAGCGGTGTTGGTTGGTTCAAAGTGTCTGACGAAGGAACATCTAGGTGGTCTATGGGATTATCTAAGAATGCAGGACTGTCCGGTGCAGACTTCCATATTTTTGAAGACGCTTCTTCTAACAATCCAAGATTTACGGTGAAAGATGGGGGTAATGTCGGTATAGGGAATACAAATCCCGGCTTCAAACTCGATGTTCACGGAACATTCCAAGCATCGGGCGACCACGGCGGAAACGTAATTATTGACAACACAGGGACAACGCAAACTATTCTTGCTAACCATTCGGGTGCGGGAACACCTGTTCCGTGGGACATCCGTGAGTCATCGTCTGCTAACAGCAACGCAGCAAACTATGGCCCACTACATATTACAAGAATGAACATGGATGCAGACGGAGCAGGTTCTAACATTCACTTTAGGGCAAAGGCAAACGATGGTAGCGCACAGGAAATCGGTGGTTTTGGTGCTACAATTGATTCCGGTCTTACTGACGGTGCAGACACAAGAACAGGTAGTCTCCATTTCTATACCACCGATGCGGGAACAAACCGTCAAGAGAAGATGACAATCAAATCCGATGGCAAGGTCGGAATAGGCACTACGAGTCCACAGGCCAACCTGCACATATCGGGTAAAACAGGAGATGGTGTCCTAATCATAGAGGCTGATACTGACAATAGCGGAGAAGACGACCAACCTTACATTATCTTTGAGCAAGATGGTGGAGTTCAACACTCAGCGATTGGTAGTCATTCAGGTGGAGATACCGACAACAATGCTTTAATTTTATCCAACTCGGTTTCTTCAAGCGGTATTCAGGCGGGAATGATATTCAAGACAGGCACAACTGCGGGTTATGCAAATGCCGTTGAAAGAATGAGAATCACACCTGCTGGTAACGTAGGAATAGGCCACACAACTCCCGGTCACAAACTCCACGTTGCTAGTCCACCCGATGATTCGGGTGACTATGCCATCTATGCAGAAGAAGGAAATGACAACTATATTGGAATGGTGAATAGACATTCAGGAAACAGGAGAACGGCCCTGTTCTATCGAAACATACACGCAGACTACACGGCTCAACCTATGGTCGAGATGCACAACGATGCGGCGGGTGATGACCAAGATGTGTTAAAAATTACGCAAGATGGGTCGGGTAATGCAATATCGGCAACAGGAGCAGTAGCAATTACCGGCGCTTTAACCGCAACCACAAAGTCTTTCGATATAGAACATCCAACAAAAGAAGGCAAGAGATTGCATCACGGTTCTCTTGAAGGGCCGGAACACGCAGTATATATTAGGGGTAAAAATAACTCAGGCACTATACACTTGCCGGACTATTGGCAGGGTCTTGTTGATGAAGATAGTATTACGGTGCAATTAACTGCAATCGGAAAGCCTCAAGAACTTTATGTGCGTGAGATTAAAAATGGGAAGGTGCGTGTAGCCGCTAAAGTTCGTGGTAATTATTTGAATTATTTCTATTTCATACAGGCCGAGAGAAAAGACGTTGATAAAATGGTGGTGGAATATAATGGCTAGTTATACAAGCACTCAAAGCGGGTCTTGGACTAGCGCATCTACTTGGGGTGGGGGCGGCACTCCCACAGGCACAGGAGATAATGCAACCATAGCAAACGGCCACACGGTGACTTATACTACTAATTTAGTAAATACCATAGGAAATGTCACAATAAATACGGGGGGTATTTTAGTGCATGGTGCAGGTGATGGAAACGGGTTAGCGGATAGTGGAAACGGCAAGATGGAAATGTCAGGTAAAATGTTAATCAATGGAACCCTACATCAAAAATCCGGCTCAAGAATACTATTTGTTGGTGGTGAAAGTAGCGCAAGAGGATTATTTATGGAGAATCAACAAAATGCACATTGGATAGCAGAAGGCACAACAGGTATGCCCGTCACTAAAACAGACTCAGCCTCAAATATAGGAGATATAAAAATAGATGCTGTTGATGCTAGTAAGTTTGCGGCAGGTGAATGGATAGGCGTTTATGCGTTAGATAACACAAGCACTACGGGAGACTATGATGGTTCAAGATATGAAGACGAAGGAATGTGGATTCATAATATTTCTAATAATGATATTTATTTCCGACATTTTGTTGGGCCTGATGATGTAAGTTTAGCAGTAGCACAAGTAACTAGTGCTAACGCTATAGTAGTGACTAACTCTAAAGTTTTCAGGGTAGGTGAAAAAATTATTTGGGGAACAGGACAGAATATGAATGTCGCTAAAATAGGAACCATAAATTATGATACTCATGTAATGACTTTGATAGTTCACGACCATGCTTCTAACGCTTACTCTATTGCAGGGACAAATGCGGCTGGAACTATGGTCTATAAAACAGGGTTTGAAAAGCCACATAGAGATAATAGTAGGGTTAGAAAAATTGCTACGGTTCTAACTACCGCTAAGACTTCAACAGATACTATTATTACGGTGGCTCAGGATGAAGAATTTGAGGCTGGCGATGTAATTACTATTGAATGTCCTTTGCAGGTTGCTGGAAGCACCAGCAATAGAGATTGGAATGTGCATGAGACTAGACATATAGTGCAAAGCAGAAGTAGTAATAACCTAACTTTAACTGCCGCAATAGGCTACAATGCTCCGGCAGGGGCTATTGTCACTCGCTTAACTAGAGACTGTGTTGTAGGGACTGTGAATACAGGTGCTAATGATGTGGCGACTTCCACAAACGAAGCCTATGTATATTGTGAACATTATAGCGGTAATTATAATAGAACTTTGTTCCTAAAAGATGTTTGGTTCAAGAATATAGGCACTAATACTGCAAGCAACGTATATGGTGGCGTGACAATAAGAGGCTATTATAGCACTAATGATATGCCTGTCACTCCTGTCACTTCTGCTTCTGAATATCAATCTATGACTACAGAAGGTTGGATTGAAGGCTGCACGACAATGATAAATCGTAATGGTGCAGTAAGGGACTATTCCGGTATGTGGCTTTACGATTATAGGAATGGAACTGCTAGGGCTTGCGTGACGGTAAATGGCAGGGATGGATTTACAACCCATTGGGACCCCGGACAAAGAATCTATAATTGCATAGCCCAACAAAATGAGTATAGAGGACTGAGGATTCAAGGAACGCATTACCAACACGAAGTTGCTTATTGTTATCTTAATAGAGTAGGGACTAGAGGTATTTACATAGACCCTACTTACAATCCCGGTAGGGGAGTTCATAATATTATAATGAATTGTGTGGATAATGACCCAATCAGAATAAATCGTCATACCGGATATACAGGTAGTATGTGGAAAATAGATGTAAAGGATGCTTTATACGAAGGACCATATATGAGTGAAGTAGGACATGGAGATTTCGTAATTTTCAACTCTAGGTTTAGGGGAATAGATAGTGCTAACCCCGGAAATCACAGAACATCGGGTTCTTCTTATGGTGGTAGGCAAGGATATTCTAGCGGTAGCGCAATTTGTAGGGTGTTTGAAGCAGACTTTGAATATGATAAGGTTGTTAATTACTCATACTATCTGCGTTGGTATTGGGTTGAGAGCGAACAGGCTTACTTAGTCCAAAGAACTTTTCACGATGATAGTGAAAGAACTGCTTTGCGTGAGTTTATTCATGTTCCCGCCAATGCTACTTTAAGGCTAAGAGTAAGTTGTAAGCCTGTAAGTGGTTTTAGTGGAACTGAACCTTATGCCTATGTTTCAACGGCACACGGTATTCTTGGTGATTGGACTACTGATGCAAGCGACCCGTGGACCGGAACGGCGAATGAAGGATTGAGTATGGTGTCACCACATACAGAAGGTGTGCAGTTTGATTCTTTTGAAAGCAACACCGGCTGGCAAGATAAAGACTTGACAGTTCCAGCAGTTCCATTCTCAAGGTTTATTCAAGCCGGTGTAAATACTAATGATACTGATGCCGCAGAAGGTTTTTATCTCAAACCGATACAGGTATGGTTAGATAATATGCCGGTTCATAGAGACATGATGCTAGGAAATTCAAGCGAAACTAACTTAACAGTTGCTAGGTATGGAACAAGTCACGGTGCGCTACAACGAAGATGGGGGGGAATTAACTAATGTCAGATGATGTGTTGATTACTCCGGCCTCACGGAAGATTGAGTTTAAAGATAGTAATGGAAACATTGACGGTAAAATAGAGTTAGATGGGTCAGGCAATCTTCAGATTACTTCCACAGGGCTAATTGGTATTGGGGATACAAGTGAGGATATACACATTGGAGATGGAACGCAAGCCGTTGATTTGGTATTTGACTATGGTAGTAGGATATACTCGGTGGCTGCTCAAGATTTAACAATAGGAAAATCTTCTCTTGGTGGAAATGACATTATTATTGATTCTCCTAATTGGACTGTATCATCAGCAGGGGTCGCTACATTGAGTGATTTAACTTTAGCAGATGGTAAAGTGGAAATTACACAAAGCGATGGTTCAGCACATGGGTTGAAAGTTTACAGAAACGATGATTCTACTAGCACTCCATTGGTATATTTCCATGATGACCATGCATACAACGATAGTGCTGTTCTTCATGTAAAAACAGATAGGGCAGACCAATATGGATATGCAGCCTTCTTTGAAGGTAAGGTAGGAATAGGGAATACCTCTCCGGTTTCAAAACTTCATGTTTCCGGTGACACTACGATATACGATACTACTAATGAGGCACATCTAGTATTGAGAAGAGATGCTACAGGTGCAAATTATGGTGCGGCAATCAAATGGGAATTTGGTGATTCGGTTAGTGCATCATCAGGACATGAGTATGCTAGGATAACAGGAAATATACAAGATTCCACAAACAATTCAGAAGATGGCTACATGACATTCCAAACTTCAAAGGATGGAACTCTTACCGAAGCAGTTCGGATTGACAAGGATGGTCATCTCATTATGCGACAAAACGCCGCTCATCCAACTATTACCGTTCATTCTGATACTAACTCAGGTCCATTACCAAGAATTGAGTTGATGAGAGGCACGCATGATACATGGGGTAGTGGTGACGGCTATACAGATTGGAGAATAGAAGATGATAACCATTTGAAATTTTACTCAGGAAGAAGTGATATTTCAAGCGGTTCGGCAGTCGAAAGATTTGAAATTCTATCAGATGGAAGCGGAATAACGAACAACAACGCTTATGTTATACCCGGAACAGCAGGAACTTCGGGCCAAGTTCTCAAATGGCCTTCAAGTGGAACAGTCTTAGAATGGGCCGATGAAAGCGGTGGTGGCGGTAGCATAGATGCTGATGCTAACTTGGCAAGCAATCCCGAATGGACTGTCACATCAACAAGCGGTGTAGGTTTGTATCTTGTTAGAGATAAAGACGATGCCAACTCCGACCAAGATTTATTCCGAATACGAGAACATGACGCCGATTCAGACCAAGCCTCACTATATGTCTTGAACGATGGCGGAGCGCAGATGAATCAACAAGATTTCGGTAGGTGTTTTTCAGTAGGGGCGCAAGCCACAGGAAATGGCACAACATTCCCCCTTCAATTAGTTAATGGAACAAACACAAACTCTTCTGCTAACTATGCTGGCGTAGGTTTGAAATTCAAACTGAGTGGTTGGGGAACTACAACCGAAGGAAGGAAGTTCTCATCTATTGCCGTTGTTTCTCAAAGTGCTTGGAGTATGAAACACAAAATGGTATTCAAGGTATATGGTTCCGTATCTTCAAATCAAGATGTATCAACTGCTATGGTAATTAAGAATGATTTAGAGATTGACGGTAATTTCAATGATACATCCGATGTAGCATTAAAATCTAATATTAAAACTATACCAAATGGTTTAGGTATGATTGAAAAACTCAATCCTGTCACTTTTAATTGGAATGTTGAGGAAAATAACCAACCAAGCGCAGGGTTTATAGCACAGGAAGTCGAGGAAGTATTGCCTGATTTGGTTAGAGGGGAAGAAGGAGAGAAAACAATCAAGACCGCAGGGGTAGTGGGCTATCTTGTTAAGGCGGTGCAAGAATTGAGTGCAAGAGTAAAAGAATTGGAAGGTGGTAATTGATGGCGGTAGTCCATAAGAATTTAACAGAACAACAAAAACATAATATTATGGCAGATGTTTCTCATATCAAAGCGTATGCAGAATGTCCTGTTTGTAAGTTATTTATTGTCGAAGAAAACATAGGTGATGGAGATGTATATACTGTAATGGAACAAGAATGCTCTTGTGAAGAGACATAACCCTTAAATAGAGTATATGCGAGTCGTATATATGAGTGAAGAGATGAGTGAGTTAGACATGATAAGACAGGTTGCTTCGGACAGGCTGGTTTATATGCGACTAATGGAGAAAGCCGTGAATGATATTGATATGGTGCTAAGAGCATTAAAGCAAGACATTATGGAAATTTCTCAACAAGTAGCAAGCCGCAACGAAGAGATGAATCTTGAGCCAAGTGAAGATGAGGCCGAGGATGAATCTGATGACTGATGTGGATGGGTTTGCACGATGGATTTTAGAAAAAATCGGAGCGATAATTCGCCCTTAAACCATAGCGGGAATGTGATAAGATGGTGGGAAGATTAGGAAAAATAGTATATTCTCCCCCCGAAAAGTCGTATACAAAGGTAAACATTGAAGAAACACCTCATGGCTACAAACTTTACCGACCCGGAGATGATAGACACTTTACAGTAATACCAATGTCCGCAGTCAAACAAATAATATATGAAAGGTGAGAAATATGAGTGAAAATAATACAACAGTAGCAGATTGTGTAGCAGATTGTGTTGAGGCTTCTTCCGGCCTACTAGAAGACATAGAAATGGTTCTAGTAGCGGGCGGTGCGCTTCTTGCTCTTGCTGCATGGGGATACCAAAAATACAAATCAATGATGGCAGATGGGAAAATTACTCTTGATGAATTGCTTGACGCAGTTGATGAAGCAAAGGACAAGGTAGAAGAAGCCGAGGAACACATAGAAGTTCTTGAAGAGGCTTACGACAAGTATAATGTGGCCGAGTTGAAGGCTATGCTCAAGGAGAAGGGACTTCCTGTTGGTGGTAAGAAAGCCGACCTAGTTGCTCGCCTTGAGGAAGCACAATGAGTGGGCGCATGGCGGCTGCTTGGTTCAAATGGGTCGAAGCAAAAGTGACAAGGCTTGAACACTCTATTCAAAACCTTGAAGAATCACTTAATGGCTACAAGCGAATGCAGAAGCGTATGCTTTACGCTATAGGAGTGTTGGTGGTAATAAATGGTATCTTATTGTTCGTCTAGTGATGTAGGTCAAAGATTGGGTTTAAATAGCGCACAACGCACATCAGCAGCATCTAAATTGTCTTCTGCTATTCGCAGGGCTAGTATTGATATAGACCAAGAGTTTCGTGATTACGGGCGCAACGTGCCTAGTAGGGAACAGGGAGAATCCACCACAAGCGGCGCAGTCAATGTTGAGGATACTACTATCGGTGTAGTCAACGCAAATGATTTTGCTACGTCAGGAAGCGGAAGTATAGACGGCGACTCGTTCAAATGGACAGGCAAAGATGGAGCCGTTTCTAGCCTGTCTATTGCGGCAGGGGGGGATACCTACCAAGCAGGGTCTTTGACGGCCACAGGCGGCACAGGAAGCGGCTTTACAGGCACGTATGGAATAAGTGCTACGACTGCTTCTTACACAGTAGGTGGAACCAACACTACCGCCCAAGCAGGGAACCTTTTGGTTAATGGTGTAAGCAAGGGTGCTTATCCCGTTCATTTTCAGGTGGCTTCTATTTCTCTAGGTGGCTCTAACCAAAACGCAAGGGACCAAAGCGGCGGTCTTCACGGCCCCGGCACTTTTACCTTAAACGGTGGAACAGGCGGGACATTTACGGTTGCTGACGGTGTAATATCTAACATTCAAGTCACAAGCACCGCTTACTTTGCTTCTGCGCCCACAGTAGCAGCAAGTAATAGCACAGACTTTGGTGATAACACTCTAACTGCGGTATTGGCAAGCACAGGACAAATACAATCCATTTCAGTTAGCGATACTACCAAGTATGCTTCAACTCCTACCGTGACTTCTTCTTCTTCCTTTGGCAACGCAACAGTAGCCGCAGTCCTAAATAATAACGGTGTTATTTCTAGCACAAATATAACTAATGGTGGTGAATACACAGTAGCACCAACGGCTATTGTTATTTCACATTCAGGTAATGGTTCAGCCTCTATTACTCCTACTTTTACCTTTAATCGTTTGACAGGCGTGACAAACATATCCGCAGACCACGCAAGCGGAGTCAATATACAAGATTCAGAAATGGCACACGTTCTCCGAGAGATATGTGCTGACCTTGCTGCGGCCTACTACATGGAAGATGAAGGCACGTTCTTTACAGGCGGCGAGAGTTTGAGAGGCGGAGTATTGAGAGAAAGAGGCACTATGAATTTACGAAGGCTTGCACATCTTGGTTCTGTATATTAAGGTGAAAGCATGGTAAGCGCAAGAATAATGGGTGGGGCAGGCGAGGTTAGTATCCTTAGTGATGGTCCTCTTAGCACTACTATTAAATTTGATAAAGAAGAAGTAAATCAAAAAATAAAAGCCATAAGAGATGAAGTAAATAGAACCGCAAGAGAGCATATTAAACAACAATTAGCGGCAGCAGCACATAAAACAGGAAACGATATTGCTAATCAATCTGTAAGAGAAAGAGCCGGGAGAAGTCGTCTTTTTGGTGGGGGTAGCAAAAGTTCTGCTGCTGTTATGGTTGGTAATTCTTTGGGTTATCATTTTAAGCACGCAACAAAAGACAGGTATCAATTGGGTGCAGGGTCTTACGACCGCGATGAGGGTCTAAATATGGTTGAAAGAAAATCATCAATGAGAGGCGACCCTACAGGTATTAGAGCAAAGGGCATGAAAAAATCAGACCCATCATTAACTGCTATTTATGAAAGAACTAGTGGTCCGTTTGAAGTGACAGGTATTATATCCGATGCAAAAGATACGGGTTTTGTTAGACCCGGAGAATTAAATGCCAAGTGGAAACAAAAAAATATATTAGATTGGAGAGGTGCGGCCTTTTATGCTATGAAGGGTTATGGTAAAAACCAAAAAAGAAAAGATAAATCACCACCAAAAGTTATGAGAAAGGGATGGAAGGGGCTTAATAGTATTTCTCGATATGAACGAAATTTTAGAAACAATCTTAATGGGACCGCCGAAATGTTAAAAAGAAAAATAGAAAATATCACAATACCGGAATCGGGCGGGAGACAAACTACGTTGGGGGAATTTTGATGGCAGTAGCAAACAAAACACAATATTGGAACTCAAGAGTAAGAGGCGAGCAGCCTACTTCTCCTGACACCACAAATACGAATGACTCATGGAGTAAAACAGGTAGTGGCGGTTCAGCATCAAATGGCGCATGGGTAAATACTGCCGCTACTTATAATATTGAGTTTGCTACTTCTATGACACTAGTAAGTATGATTTCTTACAATACTGCTCCTGAAGCAGATGCAGTCTTAATGACACTAGACAACGGGGTTAAGAGGGTGCAGGTAAAATCTAAAGGTAATAATACGCAATTGGATTTAGTAGGCGCAACTACAGTCACAATATCCGATTTGGATTTGGCTATGGCAGAAGACAATGCAGTTCCTTTAATGCTAAGACTAACTATGGATTCTGCGGGCAGGGCCAACTTATACATACATGAGATTCTTAGAGATACCGATGGCAACGATGCTTTTTATTCGGTTGTCGGCTCTAATACAAGCGCAGGTAATTGCTCTATAGGAAACACAAGTGGTTCAGTAAATTGGTTTGCTATATACTATAGTAAGTTTGGCGCATTCAACCCTGAAGAGTTAATGCTTTCAGATTTTGCACAGGACACATTAGCAAGAATGGGTATTTCCGTTGTCGATACTTTGAAGGCTTGCTCTAGGCCATACATTAAGAAATACGTTAAAGATTCATCTATTATATATGGGTATGATTTATCTTCTCAGATGATTAACAGATTAATGACTCCTTCTATTCATGTGTTATTTCAAAATGTATCTTCACCGCAGTTTGATACACTAGGCGGCTCATCTATAGAGCAACTGTATGAAATAGCAATCTATGTCACTACGAAAGGAACAAATTATGAAGAGGCATTTAGATTAGGCTTAAATATAATGGGAGAGGCGTTTGACGAATTATACACAACGACCGGTTTGGCGGCTACTACAGACAATATAGAAAGTTATAATATGATTCTTGATAGCAAAATGGATGACGATGAAACCGTCTGCGTGCATCAATTAAACCTAACATACAGACGCAGAATAAAGATGACAAGGCGGTAATATTTATACGTCATTGTCGGTCTAGCCTGTAGCATAGAGGTATCATCATGGCAGGCGCAGAATGGTTAAATAGGTATGTTTCCATCGACAAAGAAGGACAAAACACCTATGGAGAAAAGGCTACAGGAACACAGGTATTTGGAGAAGTTGATGACGAATCGTTTAAAGCAACTTTCGATTTGTTGGTAAGGTCGGATATGGCAAGGCAGGTGGCTTCAAAGGCCGTCACGAACACTCGATACACCGAGGGTTCAATTAACTTTGCCGTTCAACCTGACAACTTTATGGGGAACATCATAGCATCGTTTTTCCCAAAGAGAATCCACAAGGCTTTCTATGATAAGATTACTTTCACAAACAGGGGATATGGATGGGGAGCATCTTCCACCGTATCTGCTAATCTGATAAAGGATGCTTCTGATAGCAACCTTGAAATAGGATATTACGAAATTAAGAATGGTATAATGGGAGCCGTTCCTTCAGGAAGCGGATACGATTACGGCACACCATTGGCCTCAAGCAATAACGGCGGCGACCTTGTATTGGCATCAATCGACAACGGTTCTGCTTGGGAAACTGTTAACGGTGCGGCCGTTAGTTCATCTAACTTGGGCTATGGTATTGTAGGTGCGCCTACTGATGGGACAACTAATGCCGGGTTTTATTTCAGTTATTCGGGTGTAGACCATGCTGCCAACAAGTTGACCGGCGCTAAGGCTTACTCAAATGGAAACTTTACTGATAGAGTCACACCTAATTCCTCAGTCACGGCAGGTATAGTCGTTATTCAATATTTCAATGGGACAAAACTACATGGTATTGAGCCGGGTCGATTCTATGGATTTATTACTAACCCATTCCATACAGGACTTTCGGGCGACCTTGATTTGGAAGAGCCTACTACAACGCAGGACAAAGACTTTACCGGAGCAGCCGCTCTTGAGAATGCGGGCCATGCTCTTCCTGAAGGTGCTAAGGCTGCTCTTGGTGTAGACACACAACACATTTTCCTTGAGCCAACTACTAAAGATGAGTTTTACCCATCTTACACAATCAGAATTGGTAGAGAATCTAAGGAACACACATTTACAGGTATGGTGACTACAAGACTTTCTCTCAGCGCAAACCTAAACGAGTATGTTATGGCTTCCGTGGACTTCCTCGGACAAGCAGAACAAGCACCAACCGGAATTAATGAGAATGTTTCTTATTCCGGTAATGATGTAGATGCACTTCACTTCTCCGGCGCGGAGTTGTATGTTGACGGCCAAGAGGCTACCACTACCAAGATTCAGTCGGTCAGTCTTGAGATTAACATTAACCGTGACCTTGATTCTGCTTACGCAGTAGGTTCTAACAGTATTACGAGAATCCCACCCTCAAGGACTAGAGAGATTACAGGAACAATGGAGTTTAACGAAATTCTTTACAACAATGATGCTACATCTGTAGGCGAGCCTACCTACGAAGAATTGGCTACCGCAACTGCGGTTCACAAGATTCATAGTGGTAAGGGTAAGCCTGCTCTAAAGTTTAAGTTCCAAGATGGTGACAGGGATGATTCTGATTACTTGGAGATTAATCTCTTTAACGTGCGATTTGAAGCCCCTACTGCCTCGGTTAGCGGCCGTGACCCTGCCCGAATGTCTGTAGGATTCCAAGCCTTCTATGATTCAAGAGCAGACGGAGCAAACAAAGCCATTGAAGTTAAGATGAAGGGCGCACAATTACAGACAAGCACTTATTAGGTGATTGAATGGTTGAAGCAAACTTTCTTTACAGATTAGGAAGATTAATTCCCGATGCCATGATGGAAGAATTGTTGGCTATGGATAGAGATGAGGCCATTAGAGCGGTTCAAAACCTTCCATGCGGTGAGATGCCACAATACGAAGATGCTTTCAAAGAATTACAAAAGCCAAAGAAAGCCGCACCTAAGAAAAAGGCGGCTCCTAAGAAAAAGGCTGCTAAGAAAGAGTAATATAGTAGGTTTGCGCTATGGCGAAGGTCGGCGCATCCAAAACCTTTAATAACTCATTAGGCACATGGGAACTTAGAGAAGATGGGACAGTCCGTCTTATTAGAGAAGCGAAACAACCGCAATATGTAAAAGAGAGAAGGAAGTGGAGAAAGAATGCCAATAAAGAAGAAAGAATTTGAGTTAGATGATGGAACAAAAATATGGGTGCGACAAGCATCCGGTATCGAGAAGTTGAAGATAAGCAACGCCCAAGCAAAGGTATTCAGAAAGTTTGCTGATAAGGGCGAACCCGAAAAGTGGGATGAGGATACTAACATAGAGTTTGGTGATGCTCTTGATGATGCGGGAGCCGGTATTATGGCTCAGATAGAACAATGGCTAGTGCCTTGTTGCCTAGATGAAACTTTTGACGTAAATCTATTTACAGTTGACGAGTTAATGCCTGTGCTATCCTTCGTTCGTGGTGACGATGAGGAAGGTGCAGTAAATTTTTTGAGTTCGTGAGGGTGGCTCCCTCACTATGCATGACCTTCAAAGGCACAACCCCTTCTGAATTATGGTTGAAATACAACCAAGAAGGCGGTAGGTATCTAATGGAATTAGATATACATATTGCTATGGACATCAATGATAAATTAGCAGAAATACATAACTCCGCTAAGGTAAAAGAAGGGGCGGGTGGCCTGAAAACACTAACCGCCAATGATGCAAGTGATGTAATAGCGCGAAGAAACGCTAGGCGTGAGGCAAGAAAGCGTCAGCAACAAGATTTATCAGACACTTAGTATTAGCGTAATATGTAGTGGGCCGTAAGGCAGTAGGTGGAGTGGATGCAGTTTGATAGTTGAAAGCGGGATTGTCCTTTCAGGACCGTGGAGTATTCTTGCTATAATGGCAATGACGATTGCCATGCTTGTTAATCGAGCGGGCGCATCAATGGTCTTCTTCGATGTGGTCGGTCGTTTCCAAGCCGCCAAACTTATCAAAGATGCAGACACATCTATGACTGTGTTTAACGCTATAATGTTAGACACCTTTGCTAATATGCAAGATTCTATAGATGTAATAGGCACAGGTTTTCAGTCTGTTATAAATGAAGTTTTACCTATGACTGAGGCAATGGCCGATGCTGAAATCGAACTTCAAAAGTTCTTAGCAGCAGGCGAAGATTTAGATTCCATAGCAGACGGCGTAAGGGAAGTAGGTATAGAATTTGGTTTTACGGGTGAAGAAGCACTATCAGCAGCAGCAAAGATGGCTCAGTTGGCTTCTGTATTAGGTAAAGGACAGACAGAAGTAGGAACGCAATTGGGTATGGAGTTTGGTCTGATAAGCGGTATGGAAACAGAACAAGCCATGCAAAGACTCATCAACCTAAACCAACAGTTATTCTTTATGACTGAGAATACCGAACATTTAACAGATGCGGAAGAAAAGGGATTAGCCATTAGGGAAAACACCCTAAGAGTTATGGACCAACTCAACACCGTTGAAAACCGGTCGGCTTCCACAATGGAACAAGTCACCTTCGTTATGAATCAATTTGCTTCTCAGGCAAAACTAACAAACGAAAGTATAGCGATGATGGCAGCGCAGTCAGCCGTTCTAATTGAAACGGGTGAGGAACAAGGTAAAGCCGGTCGTGCTTTAAAGATGGTGTATGCTAGACTAGGTGCTGATATAAATGGTGCTAGAAGAGAGTTAGAATCATACAACATAGCAGTATTAGATTCTAATGAAAATCTAAGACCTCTTTCAAAGATTATGGAAGACTTAGCACCACAATGGGCGACAATGGCAGCCAATGAAAAACAGGCTATAGCGCAAAGCGTTGCCGGCAACAGACACTATACACGATTTATTAAACTGATGAATAACTATGAAAGGTCTGTGCAGTTGGCTACAGAAGCGCAGATGGCTATGTTCCCTGCTCTTGAAGAAGTAGCAAACAGGACTGAAGCACCAATTACAAAATATAGGGCCGCAACTGCTGAATTGTCAAACTACAGGGCTGAATTGGGTGAGGCTTTCTTACCCGCTATGACTAATGCTGCTAAAGCACAAAGCACATTTACAAACGAAATTATTAATGCATTGGGCGCTATTGGTCCGTTTGGAACAGGTATAGCAACTATAGGCTTGAATATGAAAAATATAGTAGCACCTTTGTTTAGTGTTGTGACTAATGTTGCTGCGCTGACTGTTGCTTTCCAAGCCCAAAGAGCAGTCACTAGGGCTATGGCCGGCGACCAACTAATGCTAGAAGGAGCATTTGGTAATGCCAACGGACAGTTTGTAGTGGCTTTAGAAAACACAAGAAATTTAACTCAAATCCAACAATCTTATCTAATAGGAGCAAGACAAGCAGGGAAAGAAATTACAAAATGGTCAGACCAAGAACTACTTGACGCAGAAGAGTTATTAGACACATACATGGAAAGACAAAAAGCAATGGAAGGTCATGTTCACACCACAAAGGACTTCATAACAGAAAATCGAAGGCAACTAAGTGTAAGAAAAATGGAGTTAGCAGCAACCCAAGAAAATACCGCAGAATATAAAGAACTTGAGAATACTATAGAGATGTTAGAGACACAATATGACGAATTTAATGAGACTTTACAAGCACAGGGTTATTTATTAGAGCAAAACAAACACGCTACGGAAGGACTATCAGGAGAGTTAGCAGAACAAAGACTTGCGGCACTTATAGCAGAAAAAGAAGAAACGGACGACCTCAATAGAAAGTCAGCAGAACGAGCAAAGATGTTGTATGCAGGCGCGGGTGCTGCGTTTGCTTTGGGAACCGCGATGATGACTCTAACTCAGAATGAAAAATTGAATAGGCTTGGTATGACGTTGAATATAGCAGCAACGGGAGCGTTAACTCTTAAACAACTACACTTAGCGGCGGCGACTGTTAAGAAAAATATTGCTGAGATGGGCGGAATAAAAGTTATGCTTGAAAAAAATCGTCAACTGTGGGCAGGTATTTTTGCTAATATAGCATCTATAACTCAAACTAAAGCCGCAACGGGAGCAAGCGCAACAAAAGCAACTGTTGAAGCGGCAGAAACAAAAGTAATACAAGGAAAAACAACAGCGTTAACGGCGCAGGCTGCCGCCCAAAGCGCTGCGACAGGGACGGCGTTAGCAGCAATAGCAACAGCCGGAGTAACACTTGCGGTATTGGGCGGAATTTACTATATGTTAAATAGACAAGAAAAGAAGAGAAAAGAATCTATAGAAGATTTAAGTCAGACAATTTTTGATTACGCTCAGACAGATAGCGAATTATTCTTAGAGACTATTAAAAATGAAGAGTTGAGTCTTGCAGACTTAGCAAATATGTATGACACGGCGAGAGAAAAAGCAAGTGAGTTTGCTGCCGGAACCACCGCAGAATCTAAGAAGTTGGCAGAAGAGCAAGCAAACTTAGCAGAAACCTACGGAGATGCGTTTGAGACTAAATTCTCAGAAATAAATGCAGCAGAAATAATGGAAGAGGATGTGCAAAAAGTTCTTAATGCAATACACGAATTGGAACATGGGGCCGGGGCAAGAAAAAGAGGTTGGTTATTTGATGAATTTAATATCCTGACAGGAGAGAATATGACGCAAAAGGCTATAGATGATGCTGAAGCCACAATAGAAGAATATGCCGACTTAGTAAGATTTATAGAGATAAGCGGAAAAGAAGGTGTGGAAGCAATCTATGAGGCGATACAAGCAAACGCTAGGTCTATGGGCGACTTTGCGGGTGCTTTGGAAAATGATGCTGCGATGGTTGCAGGTAGTATGGAATCGGCTACTCGTTCTCTATTAGAGTTTAATAATGCTAGAGAAGAGTTGTTTTACGGTATGAACCAATCCAACGTGACAGGCGACCTAGTAAGGCAGGTTGTTAATCGTGGAGTGGAACATTTATTAGTAAACACAGAAGTCATAATGACTAACAACTTTAATGGAATGACAACCGAACAAGTAGCGCAAGAGATATTAGACCACGTTGAGAGAGGGGCAACCATGAGGGGAGTTAATTTGACATCATCAATGAGTCAGACTATATAGAGAGAGATAAGTATGGTAAGAGAAGTAAAAGACAAATATTCGTTTTGGCTTGCGGGTTACTACGATGATTTTACAAACGCTAGAGGTATAGCAGACGATGAAAATACCCCTAGTTTTACAGTTCCATACTCGTCACTTAAAAGCCATCATGGAAACCCCTTGAACGGTGAGGCAATATCGAATCCTAGATACAGATGGTCTATTATAGATAGAGAACAATACTCCACTACGCTTAACAGTATTGACGGTGTGAGTATAGACCTTTTATCTAAACTTAAAAATAACGGAATGTATGAATGGCTATCACACGATACTATACGAAACAGTAATAGCAATTGGGCAGGGAGAGCGCAGTTGCAGTATCCTAACGGGCTTGCACCTAACAGATTTAAATACGGTGATGGAACAAGCAACACCGACTACAAAGACACAGGGCTAGGAAGCAATAATGGTTATCAGTTAATAGTCAATGGGTATGATACAAACGGAATTTACCTACTAAATTGTGGAAATGAAGATGCAACATTTCGCAGAAGTGCGATGGAACCATATCATACAAAGACCGATGGTTCTACTGATAACATTACAAGCACAGAATACGTCAATAAAAAAGCAGGGATGTTTGACTCTTGGTATACATCATCTGAACCCAATAGAAACATAGCCATGTCAAACCTAACAGGTATATGGACCGGAGAGTGTCTAAGTTATACTACGGGTAGTGCTACTAACGCTACGCCGGAAAATTTGTTTAAGACGTTAAAATCTCCGGGTGGTAAACCGTTTTTAGTAATAAAGGGCATCAATAATACTGATGCTATACCTTCTATATCCTACGATGGTGCTTTAAATAGCAGATTGGATAACGATGTATTCCACGTTAGACTAGCCGCAAGATGTCATCACGGAGATACTTCATCAACAAACAGTAATATTAGGGGGCAGTCTTTTACTAACGGAGAATACCCTATGCTAATTGATTTTAAGGTTGGTTATCCCGTATCACAAGCAGGTATTAGTGACACGACTGCTTATTCAGGAAACCCTGCGATTAATTTTAGGTTGGGTTTAGGCACTAGTAGCGGTAATTTAGGTGGAAACTACGCACACTATTCTACTTATGATTGCTTGGGAGCATCACATATCGGTAGTCTTCAATCTAACATCAACGCAGATTGGTTAGACCACACATGGATAGATGTGGATTTCCGTATTGATTATACCAATCAAAAATACTACGTCTATATAGATGGCACGCAGATAGGAAACTCAAGCGGCTATTCCTTAGATAATACCGCTTTTGGCTCATCTGTGACAGCAGACGAATTGTATGGCTACGAGTTATATCATAGACCTGAAACTACAAACGCAAGCACTTCAACTGTAGGGGTAGCATATCTAATGCTAGACAGGGTTGGATTAGTAAGATACCTTACATCACCACTCACAAACAAAGACAGGCACGCAGAAACACCCGTCACTAATTTTAAATTATCAATGCCTAACAACGCATTTTCTTCAGGAACAATCGAAATATTTGACCCTGCTGATGACGGACAGCCGGGAACAGCAGCAAGCAACTATACTTATAACTTAAAAGATTTATTTTCTAACACCGACCCTGTTGACTGTGATTTAATTGTCTTTGCATCGGAAGAAGACAAGAGAATAGATAGACCCGTATGGAGAGGCATTATTGACACTATGAGAATTAACCAACAGAATAAAGATAGGAAAATAGTAATTACTGCAAATCATCGTGCATCTTTGTTAGGTAAACAAATACCCTTGTGGGATGTAGGTCAATTAGGAAACACAGAAAATGAAGACCCTGTGCCATATTGGACTGCTGAAAACAACGGCTTTCAAAGTATAATGAATATGGGAACTCGCCCACTTAAATTGCTAGACCATAAGTTAGGGTTTGGGCAAAAGAATAATTTTCAACAAAATGCTAATCAGCGTTTGCAGTTAGGTTCAGGAATGCCTATACAAATGTATAACAATGAAGATACACACGGACCTAATTCTATAGAACACGAATATTTTGGTTTTGGTATTGGTGGATTTCAACAAAGAAAAGTATTTAGTGCAAACAATGCTCTTCGTAACACTATTACCAATACTGATGTAAGCACAAGTGCTATTAAAACTTGTTTACATATGGATGGTTTTACTTCTCTTCTTGCGACTTCTTCTAATATTAATATAGTTAATGCCGATAGCCATAATGAAAATGATGTTGATATACTTCATGTGGGAAATATGTATGACCCGAATTATGCTCAAAAAGTTATTACTGATGCAACTTACACGCCTGAAACTAGCGCCCACATTATTTACATGGGTAGGTTTAGGACAAATACCCTTACTAGTGGATATATTAATGAAATTGCAAATATAATAGGTGTAGATAGTAGCGTATGGTGGAATAACTATCTTTCTAATTATAATAACACACCAACAGATAACACAAGCATAGGGATTAGTCAAGGAAGCACAATTTCAATTACGTTTGATGCTAACCCCGGTTTAAAAGTAGGAGATACATTTTACATCAATCATGTTAATAAAGGAAAGGTTTTGACTAATGGGTATGGGTCAGGGATTCCAAAAAAGAATGCAAGCCCATGTGTTGTTCGTTTATGCAGAAAGGCTACAGTTACAGAAGTAAGAATAGGTAAAGATATATATACTACTAATAGATGGGGAACTACTCATACAGCCTGCCCTAACATATATTCTGTGGTGACTGATATACCCATACCTAGTGGAGAGCCGGGTAGTGATTATGGTGATTCTTGGTGGGAAAACCGCTATGGAAATATAAGAAACGTAGGATTAACTCTTACCGGAGATAATAGATATGAATGGAGTAAGGACAAGGGACAGTTAGCAATAATAGATGGTGATTTAGGTAATGCTTATCACAGGCCCATACACGCGCGGTGGATGCGCGACCTACCTAAATCATTGTGGTTTAAGTATCATTTCGGGGTAATTGACTATTATCCTCATGGTGATGGCACTCAAGCGCCTTTTGGTAGTCCCGGCGTATATGCCGAAGAATTAAACAGTAATAGATTTAGAGGAACAGGAAATGTGGGTGAAAACACCGGCAATTTTACTCTTAATAACCACCCACTATGGGCGACAGGTAGTGCAATATATGGTATAGGACCAACAACTAAATCAGTCCCAATAAGTGCGGGCCTTTACAATAGATTAGTAGAACAACAACAATGGTCGGGAGTTTGTCAAATTGAGGCAAGGGGGTGGTGGACAAGTGGAACCCTAGATGGCACAGGAACAGGACCGCGAATATATAGTGATGCAGGTTCACAACCAAATACTTCAGGGAAATTTATTTATCAAGGTCTTTATGAAGATACGGTAAATAGCCGATATTATATGACGGGTTGTAAATATATAGATAAAGAATTTACATGGTTTTCAAGTAAATATAAAAAGTGGAAAGACGGTAATAATTATACTTATAAGAATCAAGTGTGGGTATTTCCATTAAAATTTCAAGAAGATTATAAGCACTTGTGGATTCTATGGGCAGACATGAGAATAGACGGAAACGCTGATGCAGACGGGGGAACACGTAAGACTAAATTTGGTTTACAATTTCCGACAACAGAAAAACATAAAGTTAATTTGTATTACTTAGACAAACTAAAGGCAGATGGAAGCCCCGATAGATTTACAGAATTAAAAATAAACGAAGATTTAGTATTGTCTGATATAAGTTCTATAGACCCATGCACAAACGCAGGATTTTCAAAACCTGTAAATTACGGTAATGGAACCGCAAAAACGGCTAAACTTGCAACTTCACTAGCAGCAAACACAGGAACTTTTGGTAGTTATGCTACAGATAGACTAAAAATAACAACATCAGTTTCACATGGGCTTACATCAACCTATGTAAATATATCCGGCTCAAATTTACATGATGGTGTGTATAAGGTATTAGATACTAATTCAACTCAAATACTTGTTGATACACCATTTATATCTGCTGATACAGGAGATGAAGCAATTGGCCCGATTGAGATTATTCCCTGTGATGAATCCACAGATAGCAGATTTAAAGATTGGGAAGATAAGGGTGGTGCTATGTGTATTGTTGATACATCACCTTTCTTTAACCTTAATACTCCTGTAAATCAAGGCGGCGTTTATCAGATAAGCGGTGGTAATACTAACTTAACAGATTATGAAGTAGAAACAAAGGGATTCCCTGCGCTACTTGATAATTATTGGGCAGAAGCAATTACGTCAGATGGAAACAAAGGTAAAAACCAAGCAACTAATCCTAATGCTTACAAAGTTATTAGCGATGTGACCTCATTAACACACGATGTGGGAATGAATGATGCAGGTTTAAGAGTTGCAGATATTAACATTTTTGCTAATAGTGGTGTCGGAAGAATGCAAATGTCAGAAAACGTAGAAGGGTCAAATGACGTAAGCATATTTACGTTATATTTTGTTTGGACTAGTAAAAACACAACAGAAAGAACAAGTGATGATGCTTGGACTAGTGCAACTTTAATTAATAATAATACTAATTATAAACTAACATTAGATAATTTTGATGGTTCTGCAACAAATTGGGAAGAATTAGGTATACAAGCCGGTATGATGATAATAAACGATACTACGGGAGTTAAACATAAGATTATAGAGGTAGGAGATGGTGAAACATCAGAAGGCGGTTACGAAGTAAAGGAGTTAATTGTTGATAGAGGGTTTTTGGCATCAGGAACGTGGAATGTAAACGATGATTGGACTATACCTGTGCAACTAGGTGGCTTATGGACTCATAGTAATTCTACATGGGAAGAAGCAACCAGCGATACTGTAGATGATAGATTAGCATATTTGCGAGCCTACCACACCGCAACGGGTGGTTATGTCGGCGCACAACATAATATAAGTGTAAAAGATGGAACTGACGGTGATGGAGATTACGATTGGGAAACTGTGACTGTTAGTAGCACTATATGGACCGGCGCAAATGTTATTACAAGAATGCTAATGCATATAGAAGGTGTAGCCGAATCAGAAAATTCTGGAACTTACGCTGATAGCGATAAAGTTAGAACACTATGGAACGCGGGACTAACGAAAAATTGGAACCCTAGAACTAGGCTCGCTTCTCTTTATGACATTAATAATATACCGAATACTAATTTAATGACTTCTGATGGCGGAACAACTAATAATGATTTGTATGGCGGTGTGTTAAATATTGGAACCGGCAATCTTTTGAATAGTCTCAAGAATATACAAAGAAGTGCGGGTTTTGGAACTCTCAATAATCACCACACCTCTTTCTCTTGGCTTTCGGGAAGAGATAGCAGAATAGAATTAAGACCAAAGTATAATAGCGGTATGGTGTTTGATAGAAATAACATGAAAGTAAACAGTCTTAAAACTAATGTGTCGGGGGTAGTGACAAACGTAAGGGTTTATTATAACGATAATAAAAACTTTGTGGATTATCCAAAGGGAACAATTAGTTCGACCACAAGATGGAAAACCTTAGAGTTCCCAACAATTAAATTAGAAAAAGAAGCGTATAGATTAGCACAAAAAGAATACAATGCAAGCAGAAAGACTAATGCGATTATTTCTATAGAACCCATCGATACTGCTTATGTAGAAGATAGTGCTACTAGTTTGATAGATTCTAAATTGATACAGACCGGTAGGTATGGATACATCGCTGACCCATACATAGCACTACAAGGTAAAGCCGATACATCTATAAAACCTCATAGTTGGACTCGATTAGGAACAGGTGGCTCTCTCTTTACAGGCATGAGTAACGCACTTGACGGTAATCTTGGAACTAACGGAACCGCTTTTAACAGGTGGGGTAAATCCGGCTACTCACAGGCCAACACAAGCGCAACTGATATTGCATGGAACAATAACTTCTATTGGTATGGTTCTCACTCGGTTAGCCACGCGGTGCAGTTAGTTCATGTGCCAAACCATTGTCCTCTTGTTAGTGAGGAAACCGGAAACGAATTGAGAATTTTCGTCACACCCAAAGAAAACCAAACAAACGCTACTAAGATAGATGATGCAGAATTTTGTATATGGGTAGTTGACTATGCCTTTGGTGCTAGTAGTGGTAAAGTAAAGGCCGCAGATATTAGTGATTCCGGCGGCACTCATTCTATGACGGGCGCTTCTCGATATAGTCGTGCAGTAGTAAAAGAAAACGGCTTCTATGAATTAGTTTTACCGTTATCATATTGGAACAATGGTGGTTCTGCTTTTAACCCTACAAGAAAAATCATAGTCTCTTTTAATGCAGATTACTGTAGGGATTTGCTAAGGCACAGGTGCGGCGACCCGACATCTGCTAACATATTTAAATCTGCTAACACTCTTCCGGGTATTACCGCAGGCACGGCCAACGGTAATATTACCACAGGAAACACAGACTCTATATTCCCTCTCGGTGGCAGAATGCACGAAGAGTTTTATATGTTTCATGGTGCGGCCTCTCGCGCTATTTGGAATGCACCTCGTATACACATGGTAAAGGATTTGTCTTACACCCCCGCTACATTTATAAAACTCACGGATGCGGGATTGGGATACAATGATGAAACTTTTGTCATAAAAAATATTGAATGGTCGTTATCAGGAGCAGGCAAAGAAAATCTCAATCTAACTCTATCTCTTGATGAATCTATGAGAGCAGATAATATTACTGCTTTCTTGCCATCTAATGCGATTTATCCGGCCACGTTCCACGACAACCCACCGCCCGTATATGTGCCGCCTGCAAGCCCCGGTGTAGAAGAGTTGACAACACCCCCTCTTTCTCAAGGCCCGCCGCCCGGATATGGTGGTGGTTGGGGTTGGGGATTGGGAAGCGGCAGCCTTCAACAGAATATTAGTGGGAACGACCTATCCACAGGATTCTTCGCAAGGATAAGAAGAAGGATGGATAACTTTCAACACAACATGGGCTTTGGTGAAACTAGAATATTGGGGGCAGACAGAACATCAACCACAGCAACGACTAACCAAAATGCAGGGTCAGGCTCAACAGGTGATGTATCCGGCGGAAACGCTGTGGATAGTTCAAACGGCATGACTTTCCCCGGAGTGGGCTTTGAAGAAGATGGCGGCACTCCATCCTTTTCAAGTTCTTTTATCACAACATTAACTTCTTTACCCAATGCTATGTCCGATGATTTGCATATAGTAGCAAACGCTACCAATCTCAGTAACGGCGGGATTGCACAACTAACAACCGTAGTGACTGTCAACGGTGCAACATATACACAGACTGCGCTTATACAACCCAACATAGTAAATGAACAAATAACTCTTTTCCATAATAGGGTTGCAGGCTCAAGTTCTCCTAACACAACTATAGAGGTAGAGATAAGTAGAAACGCAGGGTCGGGTAACGATACGGCCAACTATGCTTCTGTTTCTCTAACTAATTTAGGCATAAAACAAACTACGTCAGCAGTCAGCACACCGAATACATCAGCAGATTTGTCCTTCGCATCATCACAGATAACTCAATAGTTATCTCTTAGGCTTAGGATTCTCTTAGCCTTCTCTCTCCCTAGACCTTCAATCTCCATGATAGATTTCTGAGTCGTGCGGGTTGATAGCAACTTAGAAATACTACCAAACTTTTGCAGTAAATCTTCTGCGTGCTTAGGTGTAATCCCCTCTAATGATGACAACACTTTGATACGTGGGTCTAGTTTTGCCTTAATTAAATCTTTCTGTATATCCAACGGCAATTTTGATACGCCTATTTTACTTTTAACATTAATTTGATGGTGGTTTGTCACTAAAAAGTTTACAAACTCATCCATAGTAGCAAGTTCCATGTATCTAATTTTAGGAAAACGCTGATAGAAATTCATCTTGAATTGTTGTATTACTTTCTTAGTCCGAGCAATCTCAATCGCCATTGTTCTAGCCGTTGGTCTGCCCGGAACATACGGTTTTATTTTTGTCCCATAAACAACTAGCATTGGAGTTTCAAACTCTCTCTCCAAATCTCTCAGTTGGTCCACTATTGTTCTTGTTCTCCCAAAGCCCATGATTGAACGATACAAGTCGTTTATTTCTTTGGCTTCTATGCCCCACGTTCCCATGCGGTAGTCAGATGATTTCATGCGTAGGACTCTTGCCTCTCCTTTCTTATCATGTGAAGCATCTCCCATACGCATGAGAATTTTGTTGATAACTTTGGGGTTTTCCCTGTCGTCTATCAATAACATAAAACTACTACCATAGTAGTCTATTTAAGTTTTACCTTAAATTATGCATCCGTCATCGCCACAACAAGATATAATTTTATTTTTACAGTTAAGACAAGCGGATGAACCGTGAACCTCTACGAATCCTTTATCGCTGAAACATAGTGGGCATCTTACCTTTTTCTTTGCTATTGCCATTTACTTACCCCCTTGATTAATTATGCGCCCAACAAGGGCCTACATCCACCAAACACTTTGACGGTGCATACTCATACCCCATGATACTATTTACGTGACTACGAGTTATATGTGGGTTAAAATCTCTCCAACCCAACGTAGCCATAAAGTCAACTATCTTACCTGTTATCTCATGTCTTTGTTCTGCTGACACCGTTGATGGGTGTGCAAAATTGCGTAGGTTTTCAGCAAGATGTTGAGCCAATGCCAACCGCGCTTTGTGTTTTGGATTCTCATGGTAAATAAGAGATTCTAGGCACGGTGGGATAGGCACTAAATCGGCCGTGCTAATTTCTCCCGTAAACTCCCCCCGCTCTAATACTATCTCTTTCTGTGGATTATCTGCAATCCATTGTGTAATGTCGAAATCAGATTCAACGACCATGCCTCTAAAGGGGTCAAGAACCTTATACTCATCGACAGGCGTTTCGGGTATGTCAAAACCATGTGGGTCTTGTGCAAACTCATCCGCCGGAAGGTTGACCGCCCACGACTTTCTTTTAGGATTAAAGGTATCAGGAATGCGTGTAAGTTTTTGTGGATGACCCACACCATCTAACGTAGGCAAATCACCTGCCATCTGCTTTTGATAGCGCTCAATGTGTTTTGCTACTAGTGTTCCATAGACAGGTTTCTCAAACATTTGATGCACATGAAACCCCCTACCTGTAAACACTAGACGAACATCCCCGTTAAGCCTATTTAGAAGCGTTCTGACGGACTCTTTTACGTCAGATAGGCTACCCCCCTCTTCGGTATCAAAGTCCCACCATGCGCGGTCTATGATAGCGGATTCGGTATCCATTTTCCAAGAGTATACAGGGTGTAATCTCTCAAAGGAATATAGGCTCGTATAACAAGATGCTTTACCGTTTAATTTATTAACATAATTATTAAAATCACCACGGTTCGCACACACATTACGGCGAAGCCCTATCTCTCTTGGAAAATTCAACAACATATAACTCATTCCTTTGGAAGTTGAACAACAAAACATCGGTTTAGTTTCAGATACTTAATGTAAATTGCTACACCGACACCCATGCTTCCTATCATTATAGCAAGAAGCGGTGCTACATCAGACCATGAGATGTCTATATCCCAATCCATGCTGCCAATATGAATCATTACATTATCACCTCTTGCTGATAGCCACACTCACAGGCAGCGATAGTCACCAATTCCGGTGCTTCCCCTTCTTTGCCTGTGACTCTATATACATCCTCAAAGCCTTCCCATTTATCTTCTGCTCCACACGAAGCACATACTATTATCTTATTCATAACCATTCACCTTCCGTAATATCTCCCGTCAATTCGGCCTCACAACTCAAGCAAAATTCACACCATAAAGGACAGAAATATTCACTCCAATTCATAGGCCATTGTTGGAGTCGCAACTGTGCTATAGTGCTACTTAAACCTTCCGAGAAAGCATTTATACTACGCTTACCAATCGGTTCCATTATTGCGATTCCCTGCTCAGGGCCGAGCCACAGACGCTTTCCTCTCTTATCTGCTTCCTTTAAAAGTGGGTCGCCCTCGTTGTATTCATAGTCAGGAGAAATATATAAAAAGTGAGTGGGTTCTTCGTATCCATCCATGAGAGTCAACATCCTACGATAGTAAAGTAATTCTTTTCTAGTCCTACCTAACTTACCGGTATTCATCTTACCTGTCTTTAATTCGACAATGGCGATTTCCCCACTCTCAAATTTGACTAAACCATCTATTAGACCGACCCAAATAATCTCACCATCCTCATATGTTTCCGGTATCATGTGTTTGACTTCCGCTTCTATGACCTCAAAGCCACCCATATCGTGCGCTATCTGATGTATCATCAAAGTGAGAGCATCAACCGCAGGGTCATCTTCAACACCAAGTTCTTTTGCCTTAATAGTAGCGGACTCCGGGCCTTCAAGTAAACCAAACTCCATCACTTCGTGAACCAAACCACCACGAATAGCCTCTTCTGTTGGCGGGGTTCTTGGTATGTCAGCAACATACTTCCAATAGAATTGTCTTGGACACATCATGTAGGTCATCAAAGATGACTTACTCACACGTAGTGGTCCGTCAAAGGAAGGGTTATATGATGACTCTTCCACGTTCAAACCTCGATGTTCTATATTTGTCATTCATTCCCCATCTGTAGGGTGTGTAGTAGTTTTCTTTTACCTTAACTATACCTTCTTGTCCGCCCATAACTTTAGAAAACTGTAGTTTGTTAGGACAGATAGATGAATCTTTTAATGGTGTTCCGTATCTCTCAATTCCCTGTAGTGTAGCGCCGTTGATAATTTCCTCATAACTCCACAAAGTATCTCTAGGTCTTGTCTTTAGATACTCCCATACTATGGGCATCCAAGCGTAATTCCTACGAAACTTTCTTGCCATGTCTATTCCTCATCATCATTCAAGTCTGCGATATAACTCAAGTCCTCTAAGTCTGCTTGCTTAGTGATAAACAAACTCTTACCACAAGAAGGACAATCATCGTTATTCTCCAAGTCTTTAAGCACAGGTCTTGCTACTTCCTCGCCACAATTCTCACAGATAATCTTTTCCATCTTACCCATGTCATTCAACAACGCATAAATTAAAGTATTATGTTTCATTACTTCTTGCACCAACGCATTAGCAAACTGCGATAACTCATTCTTTAGTTCGGTCACTTCACCTTGTATTTGCTTGGTGGTTAACTTACCACTCATCTTCCTACTTCTCGTCATATATATCACTACATTTTCACGGTTATAAACATTACTCTTTATTTATTCGCAAGCGTCAATTACTCTCCCCAATTCGGATGATAAACAACGCAAAACTTACACAGTCCATCTGCCGTATCATTTACTTTTACCTTACAAAAATTACATCTTATAGCCAAGTCAATCCCCCCTTGCCGTTAAGCGCGTTGAGAAGTGGCCGCATAGACCAACCCATCATTTCCCAATATGGCTCTATTTTCTTTACGATAAACCTTTCAGCCAAGTGCTTGTATCCTATAGAATACTTACCCTCTATTTCCTGTGGGTCATCGAAAGCAATATACTTACCGTTGTTATCTATGGTAGTCAAGAAGAAGTCGCCACCTCTATACCTCTTACCGAGATATTCATTGGCCCAAGCCGCCCCCGCACTAGGACCGGATAGGGTTCGATATGCGCTGACGTTCTTTGTCAGTTTACCTTTCATGCAAAGGTTTATAGGTTCCGACTCACCATTAATTACTTTTACAATTAAATTATTGATGTTTTCTTGTATTTGTTTTTCCTCTTTATTGGCAAGTATTCCACCGATGACTTCCCGCATCGCTTCTTTCATCACAGGCGGCATACGAGATTGCTTCATCTCTATCCCTTTGACATAAAGAGTAGGTTCATGCCACTCTCCGTCAGTCCATACCACATTTCCCGCATAGCGGTTCTTTGCCATGAGAAGCATACGGTCACAGTATCTTTCAAACTGCACTTCGATGGGATACATTCTTGTGTTAATAGTTTCTAGTCTCTCAAGAGCATCGGGTGTTTCGGACCATTTACGCATATCAACACCGGTCACGAAAATACTGTCCGTGTGTCCATAGATAGTTTTCCAACCGACCTGAAATGCTTCGTCACGCAACTTCTTTAGTGTCTGCCGTGAAGTAAATGTGATTGCATCTGCAACCTTCGGGTGATACATTCCATACTTAGCATCACCACATACCCCATACATAGAAGCAACAAGAGATTTACACGCATACTGCATAGCATCCCACCTCGCTTTGTTATCGGGGTCTTGCGCCATCAGATTCTTGTATCGGTTTCTAAGTTTCGTCATCAAATCCATCTGTCGAACAAGTAGTCCTTTGTGAGCCTTATGAAACTTAACTCCATTACCACAATCTTCACCATCTTCACTCAGCGTTTCCCAACTGATGTTATGTAATGCGGCGTTGCTATGATACATAGCCTTGACATCTAAGATACCTACTTTCTCATGGACTCCGGGTTCGACTGCCATTACGTCTGCACCTTGATAATCTATCTTATCGAATTGTGCTTCTGTAGGTATTCGCTTTTCAAACTCAGTATCAGACAAGACTAGATTGGTAAACATCCTAGTAATGTATGGTGTTGCCCTAATGTCACATTGAACCAAGTGTTGTAATCCGGTGTAATATCCTATCACATTTACTTTTGCATCTAATTTAGGTAGCAATTCCACATCTTGAATAGAATAATCTAAGTATAATTCTAAGTCCGTGTGGTAAGTGTTGTGTCCATCCGGTAGGGCTACTTTCTTTTCCCCTAATGCTATCTCAGCAACGTCATCCAATTTGTAGCCCGGAAGTTTCCCGTTCTTCAATTCCCATAATTTAGAGAAGCCGACCATCAAATCTATACAGTTGCGGCCCGGAATTGGTTGCGCCCAATCACCAAACTGATAGCGAATCCTATTGTAAGGAGATAGAGAGCCGGCAGTTATACCTTTGGCGTTGCATCTTTCTATTATCGTTTTAATATCAGCACCAACTACGAACCACCCTGTAATTACATCGGGGTCTGCCTCACCTATGCGGGTTAAGAAATTGCGTAGCATTGATTCCTCGTTGGGAAACTCAAGCCTTCCTTTCGCATCACGGCGACCCGGCGTTCTGTTGCTTGCTTCGGTAGCATCGTAGTTAGGATTAACGTAAAGGCATTCGGTCTTGCCTGTGAAGTTATCGTGGAATACCATCACACGCATCGCTTTGGTTTCGGGGTTCCACTCACAGTCAAGATACCATATCCTGTGGTCGTAGTTAGGTATAGGACTCATCTTGCGCTTCAAGCGGTCAACAAGCACGCGGTTTAAGAATGGTATCTTTGCTTCCCATGTCTTATAACCTGCTGATTTAGCCATGTCTTGTATCTCAAGAATCTGTTGTGGGTCATACACGGTTAGTTTAGTTAACGACTCTCCGTATAATCCCTCAAAACCATCTTGTTTTCTTGCAGCAGGGAAGTGGTCTTTGTGTTGTGTTTCCACAAAGCAATAGGGATTGATGTCCCTCTCTATCAACATCTGTCTGTTGCCTTCGTCATCACGATAACGAATGTGAACGGCGGTTCCTCTTCCTCTATCGACAATCATGCTATCACCGATGTTTGGAATACGAAATCTTCATCCATAGAGATGATAAGACCCCATTCACCTGCGGCCCCCTTTCTTTCAGTAAAGTGTAGGAAACCCAATTCAACTTCTCCCATCACTACTTTCATCAATTCCTCAAGACCGCCCTCAAAGCACATTGTGTGTTTACCAACGTCATACTCATTGATTGTAGCCCTAGTCAGCCCTTTCAATTCCGTGCCTGTTTCTATATGGAAGCCATCAGCATCGAAGATAAACTTATACTTTCCTGTCTTCTTGCCGTTCATACCATCGCAACGCAAAGCCTCAAACAAATCCGTGGAGTCTGCTACTATTACAAAGTAGGATGCTATCGTTCCATTTGCGCTCTCATATGACATTGTTTCTGTATTTATCTTGTGTGCTATCTTGATAGAATGACTATGCCATACATCTATACTTTCGGGTGAAGAAGAATAAGCGATAGCATCACGGCTTGCGGTGATAGTAGTAGTCTTACTGCCTGACTTTACTTTTAGCCTATTATTATCGTCATAGTCTAAAATTACTGTCTGACCGTGATACTTTAACACACCTAACAAATCAGTTATGTTTGGTATCGGTATTTCTTGCGCGTTGCCATTTACTTTTACCGTAAACTTTGCGACACTTGAAACGCCGTCTTTAACAAGGGATACAATATCCAAAGTTTGCTCGCCATTGTGACTTAGAATACAAGACTCAACCAAAGGACCATGAACGGTCTTTCGCTGCGCCTTCTTTAGTAGGTCTGTTAACTCATTCTTTTGTATTCTTAGTGTCATCTAAATCACTCCGCAAGAACGGAAGACCAAACCATGTAGCCTTCCCGTCTTTTACTGTTAGAATCGTATGTGTCTGTCCTACAAACTCGATGTATTTGCCCTTCATCTCTTCGATGGTAGCCTTGACACACCACTCGCCGTCTTGTAGGGTTCGGTCGCCCTTGACTCCGGCGGCTTCGTCTGCCTTCTTCATAAAGCGAGATAGGAATATCTGCTGAGAGAATCGGCGCATCGTTCCCTTCTCCCAATCAGGTCTTTCGCCCACAGTCATTAGAACCTTCTTACCGGTTCCATCGTTCATATACTGTTGAACGGCCTTCAAGTGGAAGGTGTTGAATATCTTACCAACGGGTAGTGCGTGAAGTCTATCAAGAACGTCACGGTTTAACTTGTTGCGCTCTCGCCACTCCTTCTGATTGAAGGTGTCAGACTCTTCCTCGATAACGCCCTTGCGTAGTAGTGCCGCTCTCATAGCAAACTCGCACCACTTTAGGAAAGTCGAACCGCCGTCAAAGATAACACCGCCTACTTCTGCACCTTCCTTGATGGAATCTGCAATCACATTGATGAAATACTTTGTCTTCTCAATCAGTTGTAGGTAGTTTACGCTATTGTCTTCATTGAAGATAGAGTCATCCATCTCATCAAGCAGGGGAAGAACAATGATGTTCTCCTTGTCAGGATACAGGTCGCCAATAGTTGACATAGCGGAGTTATCCACATCTAAAACATAGATAGTCTTACCTGATTCTATCTCAGGCTCAAGCAGATAGCAAGCGAGTCCTGTCTTGCAGGTGTTCTCATGCCCCACTAAAGCGTAGCGGCCTTCGTTATGGGTAGCCCTTTGACTGTTGAACAGATTAGCGTAGTAATCCCTGTTGTATACAATCTTAGGGACTGCGGGTGCAGTTTCTTTTACCGTGGAATTATCCACCTTTCCCCACGCTGACATCAGTATCCATACTCCTGTTCGATAGTCATATCATCGTCAAACAACGGTTGCTGAGTCTTTTCTGCTTCGATAACATCGTAAGCCCACCAACCCGCAACGCTAAGTCTTTGCTCATCCTCTTGTGTTCTCCATGTCTGTCCGACAAGTAGGCACTTTGTTCCTACGGCGAAGTCAACCGAACCGTCAACGTAAACGTCAATGGTTGGTGCGGCGGATGCCATGTCTAGGTCTGCACAGACTAGCACCATACCACCGTTATCGCGTGGGTCAATGTGAATGACTTCCGTTGATACGGCAACCATTCTATCCCACCAACCGTCTTTACCATTGTGTTCATCATAGTAAGCGACTAGAGCATCAACACTATCTAGGTAATCAAATGGTAGTGTATCTCCCTTCACCATATCAAGCGGTGACTGTGGGAATTTGCTTGTGAGACTGTCATCGGCCGTTAGCACCGAAACATTTGGTCTGCAATAAGCAGTCGTTCCATTAGCACCCAACTTAAGTGGTATGGTTCCCGGCGTAAAAGTATCGTGCTGAATGTCAGCAGCATTACCCTGTGCCTTGACAGTTAGTAGTTTACCTTCTGTCGTAAGGAATAGTGAAGTGCGTTCCCTCTCATCCTGTGGTCGCGGCTTACCATACTTGAAGTTAGCGTCACCGGATGGGAAGGTGGGGTTGCTCTTGTCCCACACTACATAGAAGTGAGTGTTCTCATCTAGTCGCATAGTGTGTCTAGGCAATTCTGATACTGTGCCATCGCCACCAAACTCTTCCATAGCCATTCTAGCGTAGGTTCCATCGTGGTTGTCCTCAAACACAACGATAGCACCGCTATTGACTAGTGCATGAACCGCATTACCGTCAGCGCCGGTCAGTTGATTCTTCATCTTGTTGTAAAGTATCTTGCCCCACTCCTTCGGTCGTGGACAGGAAACGAACATACCTGCTACACTTTCCGCACCTGCTCTTCTAAGTGCGGCGTTAGCCGTGTTGATTTGCCTTGCGGCAACCCTAAGTGCTAGGATGTCACAGTCGTCTGCTGACTTACCTGCTTTTTCCCACGCTGAACCCTGTTGTGTTAGGACTTCTTGCGCCTTCTCTTGTAGTGCTTCAACGCTCACATTGAGCGACTTTGCCATATTGTTAACCATAGTGTCTTTCATTCTTGCCACCTAAAACTTCCTTGTCAATCACGCATATAAAGGTGTCGCCTGCACCATATTCTTACAGAAACCGGCGACTACGACATCTTCAGGCATACCAAATTGTAAGTCTCGGAATGCCGTGACGACATGAGAAACAACCCTCATGTCAGCATCATTGTCAATGGAATGTCTCATAATTTGTTTTAGCACAATTCTAAGTCGGCCAAAATCATACATTGTTTTGTATGCGCTAGAAAAATCTTTGTCGTTAAGATAATTGTAAAACTTATCGGTGTCAAATACATGGTCGTTCAATGTGGTTTCGACAAACTTTAACGCTTCTGCATTACCTTGATTTTGTGCTATAGTAACATACGCTTGTAGTGCGTTAACCATAGCACGCAAGTCTCCTTTGTGGCTTGCGATTATATTATCAAGTATAAATTCAGGAACCTTTAGGTGCATAGGGTCTATGGATAGAATGTTATTAAGTGCTTGCTTTGCATCTGCATCACCAATAGGTTTGAATGAGAATGAAATACAACGTGACTTCAACGGCTCTATGATTCCGGTTGGGTTGTTAGACGTTAGAACAAAGATACAAGAGCAGTTTTCCAACACGCCTTTGAGTGCCATCTGTGCTGACTTGGTTATTTGGTCTGCTTCATCCAACACTATGATAGCATTCACACCGCTTCTTGCTATCGGTGTCACATCACGCTCGATAAACTCTATCCCTCTTGTGTCCTTGCTACTTGCATTGAATATATGCAACGGTTGTTCCATTTCAGAAGAAAGAGCGTAAGCCATGCTTGTCTTACCTACGCCTGCGGGACCATGAAACAATAGATGTGGAATGTCACCACCTGTTGACAAGCAATCCGTAAGAAAGCCCTTTGCTTCATCTTGTCCTATAATCTCATCTAACTTGGGTCTAAGACTAACACTCCATACTACCATAGCATATAGTAGTATATCACGCCTATAAACCTGTTGATTGCTCTAACATCAACGCATTAGCGGCCTCATATAGTTTCGCAAGTATGAGATGATTAGGGTTGTTAACGTAAAACGGTCGTTCTGCCGCAAGAATCATAACAATAGCAGTCATTATTCCCTGTAAGAAACGATTGTCTAACGGATTTTCGGCTATAATACCGTCTAACTTTTCGTCTTGACCTTCTTGATAGTCGGGGTCGGCAGCGACCCACAGAAGATTCTTTATGAAAGTGGCTTCTTGTATATTAGCATCGGTCAGAACCCTATTTATTTCCTCACTTCTGTCAGTATTTAGCACCATTTCTATTATATTAGATATTTCAACTCCGGGTAGCATATACTTTCCTCAACTCCTAAATGAATCTAATGTTATTTTAGCCTTTCGTTGTGGGTTTTTCTTCACGGTTTCCTTTGGCTTGCTTTCTTTTACCTTAACTTTACGTGTCTTTGGTGCTTGTTTAGTAGTCTTAACCGGCTTTTTCTTCTGTGCGGCCGCTTGTCTTTTCTGCCTACGAATAGTTTTAGCAGAAAACATACTTTGTCTGCATGGGTCGCAAGTGACTATCACTATGCCTGACTTTTTCCTAATAGGGTTAGGGAATCTAGTGTTGCACATCTTACATTTGATGCTCTTTGGTGTTAACATTAAATCACTTCAAATACTTTTAGCGCAATTAAACCTGCAATTGCGAGGTTAATTACACCCATAACCGTGCGCCAAAAAGCCATGACTCCCATGTGGTCAAGATACCACTTTTCACTCATCTTATTTTCCTCTCCGATACGCTGTGCCTCAAATAAATCTCCCCAATAACCCAATTTACTCATCCTTCCCTCTAAAGTCGGGGTGGTTCTTAGGTAGTTTGTGTAGTCTTCGGTTTGCCATGTTCTGAAGATACTTAGTGATGTTCTGTGCGCCCTTGATAAAACGCTTTTCTGCTACTGCATCGCCTTCCGGTATCATCTGATGCATTAAGTCATCTAAATAGATGTTCGTTCCTATGTAATTCAATAACTCATACTCAACATGAGTTGTGCTTGCTGCCCTACTTGCCATGTTGTATCTAACACAACCACGCCTATAAACATTCCGACCTTATACATATCAGACATTTATCGTGTCCTTCGGGAAAAACCCTGTGTCTGCCACAAGAACATTTCTGTGAAATCCTTTTTTGTGCGGGTGTCATTATAGTAGGCGTGCGTGTGTATATTATATCATCCTTAGTTTTTATTAACTTACGATTAATGTCATAGATAAGATGTTTAGCCTTTATACCAACCACGTTTTCAACTTCCTCACTACCTACTGCTACTATTTGTGGATTCTTTGATAACAATGCTGATAAAGTGTGTGGCGAAGGTATGCTTCTGACACTTTTCTTTTGATTTAATAATTCAGCCATGCGTTCCTTTGTCGATGGGCCAAACTCAAACAACAAATCAACAATGATTCTTCTGATTCTTTTATTGTTGGCGCTCATACTTAAGAAGATAACCCTTGTGTTTATAAGTCATTCGGTTCCTATTGAAAGGAACATAGCGGAATTGACAAAGGTATCATCGCCGTCTGCTTGCGATGCCACTTCATGCGCCATAGGTATTGTGAATAAATCCATTACCTTTCCAATCCACCACCAACAAAGAAGAAGTATTATTGTGTTAATTATATACATCACAACCACTCACCCTTTTCCATAGTTTTCTTAAGCCACTTGGGTAATTCTTCATTCTTAAGTCTTACCTCGTTCCTAACTGTCATATCATTTTCCATAATTTGTCGATAATAAAAATCATCGTGACGAAACGGCAAAGGAACAATCGGCGCTTGTGACTTTTTTTTAGGCCAATTTATTCTTTGTCTGCGTGGCTCAACAATAGCACATAACAAACCGTAAGCAATTTCATCAGGCAAATCAAGAATGCCATTTAACTTACGCCACTTACTTTGTTCCATATCCTTCCTATTTGCTACTAAGAAACTAAGAATGAGTGGTAGTGGTGGCTTGGTCTTGCATAGATGGCGGAAAAGTCTTTTCCTATCAGTCCACATGAAGATAGGAGTTATGTTATGATATACCTCACTCATCGTTATCATCCTGAATAAATGGGTCGTTTATATAAATGTAGTTGTTAAGTCGTGTAATCTGATTCTTGGATAGACCCCATACCTCACGCACGGAAGATGGCTTCACTTCGTAGCCGCCACTATACCATAGCACACCGCCCGGAGTTATTATTGCCATTAAATTATCTTGCTTCATAGCATCTATCAGTTTAGGAAAGTCCTTCTCATATATTGGTCGTGCGTGAAGATAACGCCTCGGTCCACTACGCCATGTCTTTGACAAAATTTTTCCCCCAAATTTTTTTTACTTTTACCTTTATAAATCACTCTAATTTTTCGACTGCTACGAAATCAGCATCCTGTATTAGAATCGGTTCCTTTAGAGTAGCCATACGCAACTCCACTTGGTCTAGCAAATCGGGGTGATTGCCTAGAACCTCAACAAGTAATCGGCTCATGTCGTTTATCTGCGCCTGTGCTAGAAGCAACTGAGAATCAACTCCTATCTCCTTCTTCAAGTGGCCTATTAGTTTTAGGCTATTATTTGCTTGACCGATAAGTTTAGCGGCATCTGCAACAAACTCACTATTCATCCCTACAATTTCTTTCTGCTCTTCTAACTCATCAAGATAGCCGCGAATCCTATTTACTATATCTTCTGCCGCATCAAGAGTGTCAATAGATTGGGAACGTGCGTTTTCAATATGGGTCGCTTCGGTAATGTCATAATCAATGTGGTTGTTCATGTGGTTAGTCACGGTTCCTTCCGGCCAATTATATTTAGCCTCAAGATACTCAGGTCCATATTCTTCTTTGTATATCGCTAATTCAAACTCACGCCTCTTACCGTGACTGCACATCGGGCAATCACCATCAAGAACCCATCGAAGAACCTCTATAACAAAGGCATCGTTTGTTGATGCAAGACGCTCTAGTATCTCACGCTCACTTCTCATCGACAACTCTCCAAAAATACTGTGTTAATCTATTTTGCTCGTCAAACCACTTACCAACTTCTTTCTTCCCCCTAAGAGACTGTGATAAAGCGGCGGTTGACGGACACGCTTTAGAATCAACTAGTTTTATCATAGTTTTATCTTCTCTAACGTGTTTGCCGTTATACTTGGCTCTATCTCCCTTGTAAGTGCAATAAGTCTTGGTAGTTAGTGTTGCTTGGTCTATAATTTCTTTTGCCGTAAAAGATTGACCGATATTATTCTTTAGAAAATTACGAACTGCGGGCCACCAAATTTTATTTCCGCCCTTGAAAAACTTTGCCCGCCTATTAGTCATCACAATCACACTTCATTACTTTAATGTCCATTCCATCTTCATAACAAGACAGTCTTTTATTACAAATATAACACCTGAGAATATATGGTGGTGTCATGCTAACTCATCTCCCGCATCCGGTCCAAATCTGCATAATACTCCCTTCCTACCTCTTCGGCTTGTGTTTGGCTCATACTCCCAATACCATGACTGTCCTTCAAGGTTTTCCATAATCCACCTCTTTGCTGACTGATAATCGCCGTTTGTCACCATACGAGAGACTTCTTTGACGACCTGTGACTTAGGTAGGTCTTGCTTCCAAAATGTTGAGCGTATCAACTCCATGTCTGCATCCATGACGTTCCTTCTCATGGCTAGTGATTGGTCTAAGAGTGACTTAAGCCTATCGTCTAGTGTCACCAACAAAGGCAGCCCACCGTGATAATCCGGTTGCATCATGTGATACCCGATAGCAAGACGGCGGAACAAGTCGCTCTCAAACGACCGCACAGTAGGATGGTCTAACCATTCTCCTATGTCATCATCAAAGATAACACCCGATGGTGGATTTGCGATTGCGGTTTCCATGCGAGCGCGAAGCCAATTTTTTATTTCTATGCCTAAATTAGCCAACGCTACTCTTTCATCGACTGCCATGTTTGATGCACGGTGTTGTGCTTGCTTGTATAGCCTTTCTTTCTGTGGTGTCATGTCAATATCGATGATAAAGAATCGGCGGTCAAGACCGGAATCCAACTCAAACCGAGCGGGTTGTGTTCCCGCCCATACTGTGTAGCGTGTAGTGTATGTGACCCACCCTGCTCGCATCGACTTTTGCACCCTACCGTTGTCAAGAGATGTCAGCAGTTGGTTCTTCATATCCATACTGTGGTCTTTCTTGGAAGCATCTGACATTGAGGAAAATTCCTCAAAGCCAAGAAAGCCACCACATAACTCTCTAGCGAGAGGGCGACCCATAATGTTGCCTTCTTCATCAACGCTACCAAACATACCGGCCTCGGTCACGGAGTTTGGGCCTAACATAGTGCGGAAACCCACACCCATGTCAGAATTAGAACTTTCTAGTAGTCCAGCACCTTCGGCTAGGAACATTAGTATTAGGATAGATTTACCTGAACCTTTTGGTCCACGAAGCATGATGTGAATGCGAGTGTCAGCGAGTCGTGAATGTGGAGTATAAACGGGTAGGTTCGGGTGACGCAACGGGCAGTTAGGAATAATAAAGTCATTTTCCTCATCGACCAACGGACTGTCGGGGTCGAAGTCACATCTGCTACACTTATTAATAGCATTAAAGATATGACCGCCAATAGAACAAAGGAAGATAGGTAGTTTATCCTCTATGTCAATATAATAGTTGCGTTGTGCAAACTCTAGCGTCTTATCGAATACATCAAACCCACTCATTACTAAATCCCCCTTCGGTCTGTCCCAATCTGTCAAGTATTTTTGCCTGTGTCAAACCCTCTATGTCAGACAGAATATCTTGAACCTCATCCATCTGCTCTTTACCATCTTCATCTATGACGACTTTATAGGTATCCACTAGGTAATCTAACAAAGTATTTCTTGCTCGCATATCAACAAACTCCATTTGCGAACAGGAACAGAATACTAATTCATTAATTTTTGCTTTAGGGTTAAAAATCTTGAACAAATGACAGAATATCCATGATGGCGCGGTAGTTATTAGGTCTTTAGTAAATGGAGTCCACGTTTGGTCTGTGACTTCATCCCTTTCAGAAGAATAATCATAGATGGCTAGTTGTTGCTCGTATAGACTTATGTATGTTTCTTTCTCATAACCCAACGAAGTCTGAATCTGATTGGCAGTCATGTAAACTAGACTGTCGATACCTCTTGGTGTCAGATGTTTGAGAACATCCCTAACTACGGGATAGGTATACAACCATGTATTGTCTTGGTGGTTCATCTTGGGTATGGGGTGCGTGTTAGTTAGTCTAAGTAGCCACATTCTCTTACCATCTGCGTTGTATGTTTCATACAGTCTCCACTCAGGAAACGAAGGTTCGGGTGCGCTATTGAAACAGGAAACATCGAATAGTTTGTTAAAGATGCTACACACAGGTTTTTTTGTGCCAATAATACCCATAGCCGCCTGAAATGCTGCGAACCCTCTTTCATTCTGTTGAAAGACTATTAGTGTTGTTGGTTCGGGGGCAGTAGCATACTTGCGATTTTCCTGATGCCAAATGAAATCTGTTTCTCCTTCTGTCAAATGCAATACCATCATAGCAACCCCCTTTCTTTTAACTCAATCTTAATAGTTGTCGGGAAACTCTTTCTAATTCTGTGTTGCTTTAGTTGTCCGTTCTCATCTAACATCTTATCAACGACCATCGCAACGGGTAGTGCTTCCCATAGAGTCACATTGGTCTTTTGCATATTTGCTGCTTTACGAGTCCACGAAGGGTAAGCCATCATTGTTTCACCGGCTTTAGCAAATAGTGGACTTCTTATCAATACGCCCGTAATTTGATTGCTACTTGCCGAATTATATATTGTCTTTCGGCGTTCTGCTACCCTCTTGCGTTGCTCTTCTTGAAAACCATTGTTATACCACTCTTTCAATTCCGCTACCGTCTGTGGCCCTACATCTAACATACGTGCGTGTAGTCTATCTGCTAATCTATAATTTCCATTTGCTCCGTTGCCCATACAATCACCTTTACCTTTCACGCTTATAATGGTATCTATTTTTCTATTCCTTTTGTCGCTCTCAGAATTAATTAATCGCTTGACTGCTCTAATGTTTCCTATTTATTTTATTTCTTCAAAGACATTTTTAGATAAGGGATTAACAAAAACACTAATGAACTAAATAAAGAATTACAAAAAACGTTATACTGCCCCCCATTAATTTATTTTGTGGCCTACTGAATCATTAAAAACATTCTCAATCTTTCTTCTTCCAATAGATTTCTGTCGTTAAATGATAGAGTTGCTAGGTCGCTAAACTTTCTTGGTTTGTTATCACGCAAACTTTCCCTGCATAATCTTGCGTTCTGTTGCGCCGCCGGTGAATTTAATTCTTTGTTTAGGTCTAACTTATTAATGTGTTGGTTCACTATTCTCGGTTGCTGCAACTGCAAGGTAAAACCATCCTCATCGCAATAGCGGTGAGTTATAATACTTGCGGTATTCTTTACTATTACCTCAATAATATGGTTGTTCTTACTAAAATTTACCACTTTTCCAATTTGATTTTCGTATGCTGACTTATCCCAATCCCAATAATTAAGGTCTTTCTTCAATGATGTCGAAGCCGGAACATAAGTCACCTGACTTTTATTTAGCATAACAGTATCTATGAATGAATTTGGAAAATTCTCAAGGTGGTCCTGTATCATAACACTCAAATTGCTTTCGTGTGTTTCGGGGTCACTTCCGTTCTTAATTTTCAGATAATCGCTGAAATTAAACTCACTATCAGGATTTATTACTTTCAAAAGTTTAAACAGATGTCTATGAACCGATATTAGAATAAAATCATCACGTAGTCTGAATAGCACTTCCGGTGCATTTATAACTTGATTAGTATTTTTACTCCGTGTCACCGGCATGGCATACTTTAACTCTAAATCTTTAGCGAAAAAATTAGCCATCTTCTCTTTCCACCTTGTTGTTTCTTACAACCGCAGTCACATCAGCCATAGTTTCCTTGAAATGCAATAGTGTTTCTCTAGGAACCTTCTGCTTAAACGTGTTTAGAGTCATATACTTATAACTGTTTTCAATTAGCGTTCGCAAGCGATTTATTTTTACCTCATAACTACTGTCATGCAACCCGAAATGCTTGATTCTTTCACTCATTGTGTCAAAAGGTCCGGTATATCTAGGACTTATTTCAAATTTATCAAAAAGTGCCTCTAAATCCTCAAACATTTCATGTAATTCATCTAATGAAACCGCACCCAAATCGGCATTTCTATATTCGTGATACTCTATAGTAATGGAAAATTCCCCCTGTCATCTATCTTGCGGGATATGCCAACATACTTCGTCAAATGCATCAACTTTTCCAAATATACGCAAGCGTCAAGTAATTCTTCCTGCAAATGTTGAAGCCATTCCTCGTATGTTAGGTCAGTCCTCTCCATCGTGGTGTTGTATTTCTTCTCACCCACTTCGGCTCTCATTCTTATTTTCTCTATAACTTTTTCTTCTATCTCACTCATCTTCTTCCACTCTCATCTTGATTCTGCTTAATCCATATAATCTTGCGGGAATTACTTTTGTCATATTACAAACATCACAACAAACACCTAAATCCCTGTGAAGTATAGGTGCGGGATTGTTCCCCCACTCATTCTCACATTCTTTCTGACATAGCACGCAGGTCGGATTCATTCGCTCATCTCCAAAGTCCCTGTATAAAATTTGCCATTTATTTTAACCCTTAATCTAATCTCATATTTAGAAGTTTGATGACAAGTAATTATTTTTGCCTCATTATCTAGCGGTAGTTTCATTCTAGCAACCCCAAATCATAGTGATGCTTCCAAAAGGATATTGCCTCTTGTAAGCAAGAATTACAGATTGAGCCAAAAGGGGTGGACTGCAAGGCTATAGTGCCGTCACTCGGCCCATGTTCTCCACAGAAATAGCAAGCCTTCATGCTACCCACTCCTTCAATGCGTTTGCATCGCTCACACTATATAGTGCGACCTTGTATGAACTTGTGTGGTCTATCTTCCATGACTGTTGTGCGTGGGTGTTGTTTATCTTCCCACCCTTCGGTTCCTTGTGGACTCCCTTAGCACCACGAAGCAGGTTGCTTACGTGCCTCGCATCCACGATAGAATGCAAAGTTATTTTTGGGTCTAATTTAGTTATGATTTCGTGCGCGGTCATGCCATTGGGGTTAGCCAATAGCACCTTTGCGATTGCTCTTCTTGCTCGTATTCTTCTCATCATCTCCACCCCTGTATGTGTGTGGTTATCTTGTCCAAATCCTTGCCCTTGATGGTAAAGATTGTGCCGGACACAAGGTGCAAATCACAACATCTATCTCCGAATTTGTCATACCCATCCGAGATGGCGATGATGTGATTCACATTCAAATGTGATAGGCCGGATGAGGTGTTAATCTGCACCCACGTTCTTAATTTATTCTTCTCAGTATCACGGTTTTTATCCATTATTACTCACCTTTGTTAGCGTTCTTTTCAAATGTTTCTGCTATATTAATGTTGTTATTGTCCTCACGCAAGCGTTTTCCAATCTCCGTCAATAGTGGGTTTGTTTCTTCCCTTCCCGCCTCGACTTCGACAATATTTTCAAGCCAAAAGAAAATCGAATCTATGTCATCCATGACTTCGTTATACCATGCGGGGTTGAACGGTTGACTACCTCGCACGATGTAATCGCGTATGCCGTAAAGTTTCTTACTAATTTCTTTTGACATAATACTAAGCCCCCGAAATGTAAGCCGCCAAAAAGAAACAACTCATTGAACCGAGAGAAACAATGGCTATCTTGATATAAAGCCAATTCGCATCACTCATGCTACATCCCTCTTAATCTTCTGACCCTTTTTGTTTTGTCCTAAATTTTGTCTGTAGTATTCGGGCGGATATGCGTTGCCATCTCCTAGTAGGTAGGAGTCGTCATCTCGTAAACGCCATAGTGTTTCATTGTTCTGTCTTACGCTCTCAAAATGTGGGTGGACTCGCATTAGACTAGCCAATTGATGAATGCTTTTCATTCTGTCCTTGATTGGTTTGCCGTTGCGAAATGTGACCGAGTGCCAAATTTCCTGTGTCGAAGGATAATATCGCAACTTGTTTCTTTTGTCATTAATATAACGTGCGACTGAAGCCAACGCCCTGTGTTGCTTTACTTTTAAGCCACCTTTAGTGACTCTAACCCTAGAGTCTGCCATTTACAAAGCCCCTATTTTATCTGCAATTTCTTGCATGGCCTCTTCGACTTCACAAAGGCAATCACTTATTTCCATCTCAGCGTGATGGCTGAATGCGAAACCCGTTGGGGTCGTTTGCTCGGCCTCTTGCACATAATGAATTGCGTCTAGTAGTTTATTTTGCCATAATTCTAATTCTTCGTAGCGAGCCGCCACCGCGAGTATTTTTTCTTTACTCGTCACGGCTTATCACCCCGTCTTCCACTAATGCGTCATAATTCTTCATCCATGAAGCCAATACTGTTGAAGGGTTGGGTGGGTCGTCATCCATCTCCATATAACTCGCTAGATAAGGTCTTGCGCCAAACATATTTACTACGCCTGATTGTCTCAAGCCCTCTAGGTAAATGTAGTAATCATTCCACTCAGGGTTATAACTCATTCTTCTTCGCCCCCTGTCAATGATGTTATTGCGCCTTCGCCCCCTGTCAATGATGCCCACATTGCTATCTTGGTGTTCAGTCTAATGCTTTCTGTATCAGCGATAATGGTGGGTCGGCCTCTTCTGTCCACACTTTCTTTTGTCAGAAAAGAAAGACCTACATAATCCCAATCCACAAAGTCGCCATCGTGAAACCACGTTGCTAACTTTGTTCCGTCCACTCCTTGACCCAACTCGTATAGGTCGGTTCCGCTATCGGAAACTACGTGTGTTATCACCGTAGCCACTCTCTTGTTATGCTTGTTTGAGTAGGTGTGTCCTACTCTAAATGTCTGCTTGGTTTTTGCCATAATATCACTACTCGTTCCTACTATATATACCTGTCGTTTGACTGCTCGCAAGCGTCATTAGAGTCTTGCCCACGAATCTTCTAACCACACCCATATCCCAAACAGGATTAGTATTGCCACTAAAGTTTCAACCATTTATTTCACCTCAATCAAAAATATAAAAAAATATTACCCAAAAAGAAAACCACTTTATCAACTCAAAAATCATTTTCAAACCACCATTCGTCATCGGGGTCGAAGATAGGATTAGACTGCAACTTTCTGAGTGATTCTTCAAGTCCACCCATACCGAAATACCCATAGATTGCTCTAAGTAATCCTTCTGATTGTCTATACAGTCGTGCGGCGGCGTAAGGTGACTCCGGCATATCAATCAATTCTCCTTCTGCCACCGAGTCAATAAAAGGCATGAAGCCAAAGGCACACCGAATCACATCATCGTTATCCATCAAATTCTCATAGAAGTTTATCCAATATTTAACGGTATGATTAGTTAGTCTCCTTCTTTGGGCTTGGCTATGCTTAGGGTGTGGTTTCTCACACTTTGCACAGTAGCCATTCAATTCCCACATGGCTTTAGTTTTACGGGGAATTAAACCCATTTCGTCACGCCAATCATTCATTGATATATTTCCCCCTGATTGTAAAAAGTCTCCCACATTATTTCTGTGGTAAAAATAAAACTCATAGTATCTTCTCCATAGCCTCTTCTAAAAAGAAATGTAATACTTGGTCGGGTGCTTCTTCATCATCAGTATGATACACTCCTATTGCGCCTAAATATTCAACAACATAATAGTCGATTCCATCGTGCTTTATTTCTTTAGGGAAACTCATGGTAGCAACCCCCCTAGCGAAACAACAAGGTCTTGTAAGATTTTGATGTGTTCGTTTTGCGCTTCGATAATTGCATCTTGTTGTTTTAGCATATTACTAATGTTATCCAATGCATTTGAACTCAAATAATGAATCCTAACTTTGTCTGTGATTTCATTCATCTTCAAACACCTCTATCTCATAAACACTATAATCCGTAGCGGTTTGTCTCTTACCGTTGAGTGTTCCGGCAACTTCATCCCAATCCCATGCGAGTTGTTCGGCCTCGTCTTCTGAATGTGCTTGAACGTATGTCGTGAATGTCACCGTCTTGACGATTTCATATTCTCTAGGTTCGCCTGTATCGAATGTATCATACTTGTTATCGAAATCTAATTCAATCTGACTGTTTCCACTATTAGGTAATTGTTCCATCTTAATCCCACTCCAAATTTTGATACTTGAATCCGTGAACCCCATCTTCAAACGGGCAAGACGGCCAATCGTTGTAATACTTTTCGGTAGGTTTGTAATTGTCTCCTGTCACGAAATCTTTAGTCGGTCCTATGCAAGCATGGTCGAAGCCGGCTCTAGGGTCGGCGGGTTCGTGCCAAATTACACCCTTTTCTTTTAGCGTAGTAATAAGTGCGCGTGCTTGTCTCATCGGCATGGTTTCGTAGCCTATCCCGACCCACATGGTATAGCCGTGTCCGTCACTTGAATGACAAGTCAAAGCAATATCACGTAGCAATTGTTTTTCTAGTTTGGTTATTTTTACTGCCATATTTACCCCTCGGTATTCTCCTTTATTAAGTTATCTTCTTCGTGGTCGCAAGCGTCATTATCTTCTTCCAACTCTATTTCGCGTCTTTTTACGCCTAAACTAAAAGCGAGAATATCACCCGTTAGGTCGCCGTATCTCATCAATTGGTCGCCTGACATTAACATCTTCTGTGAAGAAATCATGTTGGCTACATCTTCGGGAGTGTAAACTCCTTGAAAGCCCTTGACAAGTATTTCCTCTATCTTTCTCTTGCGGCCTTCACGACTGTAATTACCCCACGGAATACCAAAACCCGCTCTCATTCAATCACCTCATCGCGCCATTCTTCCCATACGGAAGCGACCGCCAAAGCCAACTCATCGAGCGGCACAGGTATCTCATGCTCATCATAAAATTCATACCAACCCTCGCTTTCTAATTGCTCTATTGCTTCGTTCCATAGGTTCCGGTGTTCCGCTCCGGCTTTCATTGTTTCATGTGCTTTCTTTCTTAGTTTTTCTGACATTTCCATATTTTCATCTCCTTCTATAACGTGCCTTCGTGCTTAAATTACTTACGAAACTCGTCATCGGAGTTTCGATTCATATTTGCGACAATGGGCGCACGGCCTATCCTTGTGGATAGAGCCGGCGGGAATCCCATAACCGCATTTCTCGCAGTTTAGTTTTGGCATAATTATATCACACCGTTAGCAACTCATATGCCCTGTTCTTCATTCTCATGCCCGAACCGAGAACGGCCGACTCAACCCTCTTGTCGTTGGCGACTAATTCCTTGCCGGCCTTGTCCATAGTCCATCGGTGGTCGATATACTCGGTAACGGCGTTAAATGCGCCCCATCTTGTGCCGGCCATGTCGCCCACGTTGTTAGTTTCTGACTGCTCTAGGTCCATGAGAACGTCAATCGTGTTGTTCGCTCTTGTTCCGAGTCCGTAAGGATTCGTTGCATCGTAGTCCTTGCTCTTTGGGTCCATGATGTCAGGATTCTGATTGAGTCCTAGAACATCTATGTAGTAGGAAATTCGCTCATCCTGATTCATTTCAATGTTGATAAGTCCCGATGCCTCTTTAACGAAATTCTCGGTTAGGTGGTTGATAATGTTTAGATTGTCAAGCATTTGGTCCACTCTAACATCCATGAGGTTTGAATGCCTGATGGTTAGAGTCTTTGGGTCAATTCCGTTGCGTTGTAGGAATGAGTTAAGCATCCCGAATTGATTGGAACAGGCCAATCTAACCGGCGAAGGGAAAAGTTTGAGTCCGCTTGAAGCGTCATGGCTACTCATCATATACCAATATGCGTCAATTTCTTCACCGTTGCCGAATGAAAATCCTTCGGGCTGTCTAAATGACATGAAAACCTTCTGTCCACCGTTTACCATACCGATGCGGTCGATTTTTGCACCGGTGCTTTGGCATACTGTTTCAAACAAATCCATCATTTGCTGATTTTGATAAACCTGATACTTGTTTGATACGACTCCTAGAGTTTGGCCGGTGTCATCTCTTGAAAGTCTTGAATATCCGCAATTCTTAATCGCGTTTCCATTACTATCAAAGAGGGGTGACTTTACGACCGTGAAATCCATACCTGCATTTTCTAGGATTTCTTGCCCTGTTTCGCCCTTTGCTTCTTGACCAATGCGGTTGAACGCACTAATCAATCCCGTTGTTAAGCCTACTGAACCATTTGTATTACTGCTCATAAGGTTGGGTTCTTTTACAAGTATATTAATACTTCTATTACCTGTTCGCAAGCGTCATATTATCCTTTAGCGTTTCGCCGCGCACCCCGCGACCGATATGACTAGGGTTGGCGGTATATATACTTTGTGTTGATGCTAAAAATAAAAAAAATTACTTTTACGCTCAAAATATAGGGGCAGGTCCGGTGCGTTGGGAAACAACGAACAAAAAACCAAAGCAAACGGAAAAAAATGAAGGTAAACACCGTTATCCGATAAATGAAAGCGTATATTTTGCTTTCAACCCTGCCCCTTACGAGTATAATTTTTGAATTAGCACCCCCTAAAAATATTTGTGAGTGTGTGCGCTAAATCATTTTTGTTTTGAGTCAAAAGAAACTCTTCTAACTCTTGCCATGTAAAATTCATGGCCCAATCAATATCTTGTCGAACATCTCTCATTCAATCACCTCTCCATTTGCATCTTTGTAAAGGCTCAAGCAACCAACATACTCGCATCCTTCGTAATAGACCGTAACACATGGGCCACTCTTATCCCATTCATCTATCGTCACTCTCGCCTTCATGCTTTCGACCTCATATTTATTATTAGACTTTCAAAATCCACTAGATGATGAATTTTTTCAATCAATTCGTCATGTGTGAAATTGTCACTATCTCCGACAAGTGCTTCTTTCAAGTCCTCATATTTTCTGTGTCTTTCGTTCACCATCTCAAGCGCGGTCGTTGCGACCTTAATCCAATCTGATGCTTCAAGTCTCATTAGAGAATTTATGGTTTTTTCGCGGGTCATTCTTCCGACCTCTCAAAAATTCTAACATCGGGATACTCCAAAACGTGGGAGCATAAAACCTTATCATACACGGTTTCACCCTTCATAAAGAAAACCGCCGTTTCAAAATCTTCGGCGGTGGCGTGTCGGCCACTTTCTTTTAGGTCGGGAATAAGTGTATTTTCTAGGAACCAAATAAATTCTTCACGCTCCCATGTTTTAGTTTCGCTCATTGAATCACCTCTTCATATCTCTCATCAAAATTAGTATGGGCGTTCAATTCGTCTAACAACCACCCGCAATATTCTTTTAGGTTAGAAAAAGTCGTATATTCCCACTCTTCAAAGTGTGGCGACCATCGGCGAATTGTCTTTTTCATGCTACCACCTCTTGACATTCTCTAGTGCAAAAACCCCGATTTTTTGAATCCCATATCTTGATTTCTTCGTATCTATCAAATCCGTTGCATCCGTGACATTGGTAAAATTTCAAATGGAAATCGCTCATTGAATCACCTTATAGTCTCCGCTCTTGACCTTTGCGCGAATATCTTGAATGCTATCTTCGTTAAGGAATTTGAGCAAATATCCGTTTGTAGTCTGTGAAAACATATTCCAATATGGTTCATAGAGTAAAACTGTATCTCCTTTAATGGTCGCAATCTTTGAGTTATATGATAGAAAATGCTTTCCCGCATCATCATAAACCTCAAATTGGTTTTTTGCTTGGTTTCCGGCGTTGGTTCTCATATGTTGTATTCTTGTCATTGTTTTTCATCTCCTGTTTTGGTTCTGTATTCGGGTTATCTTACTAGTATATAACTTCTTTCTTTCGTTGTTCGCAAGCGTCAAATTCATCTTTGCGACTTCGGCGTTTCGCCTATCAAGTATTCTTTGCCAATCGGCGCGGGCTTCTTGCATTTCTTTTATGATTAAAGCAACTTCACTCATTCAAACACCTCTTAAGGGAGACATTATTTTTTCAAAGTCGTAATCATCAATAAATTCTAGCAATTCATTGATAAATTTTTCATCCATCATTCGCTCTTCGACTTGTCGCACGGCTTCCCATGCGTTATTTACTTCTTGCGTTCCTTCGTTTTCTATGGTCCATTTTACAATTTTTTTCATTTTTTCACCTCTTGTTTATTTTATGCTGATAATAAGCGAATGGGTCAACGGTTTGAATTTCGTTGGTCTTGATTTTGATTTCTCCGGCCTTGAGTCGGGCGGCGGTTTGTGTCCGCTTTTTTGGGCCACCCTTTGAACGGCCATTCTTCGCACCTTTTCGGGCCTTGCTCGCACCGGTTCCATTTTTCCCGCCGGTTTTGCCCCTTCCCGATGCAATCGGGCATTTTTCACCGTAAGCACCATGAGCGCGACCTTTACACGCTTTATAACGGCACGGCTTGAACCCCTTATTTTTGATAACTAAGGCTTCTCGCTCCATCTCGGCGGCCTGTTGCTTGAGTCGGTGTTGAAGTTTCCGGCGGGCGCGGTCGCGGTCGGTTATCCCGTTTTTGAATGGGCTTTTTGAAGGTGCATCAAAACATAATGCCTCAGCACATCCGCGCTTTTTCGCTTCTTCGGCGGGTGGGTAATATGGTTGTGAAACCGCGAGCATTAATTCCTCGATGGTTTCCATTTTCCATACGGGCGGGCGGCCGTGTTTTTTGAATGTGTGGTCGTATCCACCCAAACACAAAACGCGCCCTAGATAATGCGGTTCGGTTTTTGCGGGGTCGCATTTATCCCCCCACTTTTCAAAGTCAATGCCGGTTTTCGCGTTGTTCTCAGTTATCTTCATTAATTGGGTCTTAGCGAGTGAGGCATATATACTTATCGTTCGGGCATTCTGACGCATGACCAAAACATGAACCCCCAAAGTATATAAGGGGTCAACATTCGTGACTAATGTTCCGGCCGGCGCGAATCGGTGCTTTTTATGCACCTATGGGAATGTAGGATACTTAGTGTAAAAAATACACTTAATGTGCATTTTGTTATTAAGTCACATAATGAAATCAGGTTTTACCTTTGCACTAAATGAGGTTAAAACACTTGGTGCATTAATCACACTCGGTGTTATTCTCAACACTTAGTGACGATAACTTTATATTCTCCGCACAACTTTTCCTTGACCGAAAGGTTCATATAGTTGGTGTAAAAACTACACCGCCGCAGTCAAGCGTTTTTCGTAAAATGCCTATTTGACCCTCTAGGGCCGGCCTAAACGCCAATTTAATCGGACTTGCTCGCAGTATAACGGTTTTCATTTCAGAAATCTTTATCTCTTGAAATCTCATGCGGGCCTTATATATCTTACGACACTTAGTGCAAAAAGTAAACTGCACCGGCAAGGGCTGACGGTTTATAGTCTTTTCTTTTCGCAAGCGTCCGCGTATCCTTAGCCCATAGTGAGAAGGGCGGTCAGCCTATAAAGGTTATTATTAGGGGGAAAATTCGCAAGTGTTATATACTTGGTTGCGTGTGTAGTATCATGGTCAGATACACGCGAGCCAACAATGAAGAAGCGGTGCAAAAAATACACCAACTAAGAACGAACCCCCCCGCCTATGAGGTAAACCAAAGAGTCCACCTTCTATGGGCCGATACCCTCGGCAACACGTGGACTTCAAATTTCGTGTCCTTCGCCTTAGCCCTTGAATTTATCGAGGGGTTCATTGATGATAGTGGCGAAATTGTCGCCATCAATGCGGGGTGGTGGTGATGGAGTCGGACCAACACACCCGAAGATTGAACCGAATCGCCCTAGCATATGCAAGGGCCAACGGCCATAAGCCGAGCGAGTTTAAAGACCACCTCGGAAAATTCGACCATATCGAATTTGAGAAGCATGAAGCCGGCGATTATCGAACACGGCTAGAAGGGGCCGAAATCAGGATTCAAGCCGTTAATGTGAATTACCGCAAGCGCGCCGAGTGGGTGGTTTTGAGCCGTCCGGTTTCACCGTTTCGGGTTGTTTGGGATAGAATATCAAATCCGTTTCCCTCAATGGCTCGCGCGAAATCTGAGTTATTCGATTACATGGCCCGCGATGGCTCGGCGGTGTGGCATTGGGAAAACTAGTATATTAACTTTGGCTATTGATGTTCGCAAGCGTCCGCCGCGCCTTAGCGATGCGAAACCTAGTATATATACTTTGCCACGCGCAAAAAAATAAATACCCTATAAACCTTTCGCAAAGGTTATATACCCCTAAAAACCCCCTATATATACTTATCGAAAGACTTATAACCTAAAAAAAAGAGTATATAAGCCTTGCGAAAAGACTATAAGCAAGTTAGTTATAGTATATAATCCTTGCGAAAAGGTTAATATACTTGAAAAAACCCCTTATAACCCTTGCGAAAGACTTATAACCCCCTAAAAATGACCGAAAAGGTTATATATGCTTAAAAAAAGGTTATAAGTGTTGCGAAAAGGTTATATACCCATAAAAACCATATATAAGCATATCGAAAAGGTTATATACCCCTAAAAATGGGGTCCGGCCCGCTCATACATAGGGCTGACAGCCTATAAACCTTATGATTAGCAAAATATAGAGAAGGCCGAAAATAAAAAGTCATCCCATCATATATAAGCGTTATGGATGACCGGCAGGTTAATAAGGGAAGGTGCGTGTGTTAGCCCCGTAGGGTATAGCCCTACATGATGTGAATGAAATGACTGACGAAAAGAAGAACAAGAGATGCCCAACAGACGGAATGACCGATGGAGAGAGAAATGCCTTCATAATGGGGTTTGAGATGTGTGAAGAGAGCCTACATTGGGGAGTTAACCACCCTAATAGAATGCCGGACCACGGATGCACGCTACCACCCGCAATAGTCGAACACCGAGAAGAAGTGGAGAAATTGAAATTGAAAATCCCCGCCCTATTGCTATTGGCGCACCCGCATAAGTGGTAAGCCTATAAACCTTGCGATAAGGATTGTGAAAAGTATATGACTTCTCTCTCTCTCTCAAATTACCCCTTCGGGGGGGGGCGCACGGTCCGGCCTGTTTATCCATCAGGCAGACACCCTATAAACCTTCCGAATTTTACCCTTAACCACAAAGACTATAAGCGAGATGCTGCTAGGGTATAATATGAGAGCAGCCCCAATAACAACAACTGACATCCGAGACATTGAAGAGAAAATCCGCACTAACTGTGCAATTTACACCGACCAAGTGCAATTCGGTGTAGAAACTGCACTTAATGCAGTTTTGGAATTGATTGTCGAGCAATCCTATGTGGTCGATGAAATCGGACTAGAGGGGGTATATAAACTTATTGATGAGTCCACTTGGCCGTGAGTGGGTGGGGGTATATATAGTTATCTCTCTCTCTTTCTCTCTCTCTCTCTCAAAGGGGGGAGCCTATAATGCACAGCACCGCACCGCACCCGTTTATCCATAAGGCAGGCAGTATATAGTCTTTCCGAAGTGATACCCTCGCTCGGCTTCGCCTCGCTCGGCGGCCGATACACCTAGAGATGTAGGCTTATAATGGTTGTTATTTATTGTATGATGCAAGAGATGAGCATCTAGGCGAGCCTTTATACCCTTATACTAACACGGCGGGAACATGATGACACACACATCAGAAGCCGAGGTCGGCGGCGAAGCCTATACCGACAACCGCAACCTGAACGCCATTGAGAACGCTAAGATGAGCGCCTTGATAATGCAAAGAGATGGTGGGGACGATGCCTACCCTAAGAGCAGATTCAACACAGTAGCAAACTTCCGAGCAGCCATGAAAAATGCTGAGTGGCCTAGACTAGTGGTTGAACTACCTACTGAGTGCTATCAGATATTTGCACCAACCCTGAGACTACCTCTAGGTAGGAATCACCTGAATGGCATCCTCAAGACCCTAGAAAGCAAGGTCGAGGAATTGAAGAAAGATAGGGACCGATTTATGAGCAACGTTCGGTATGAAATCGAGGTCAGTCATTGGAGCCACATGGAACCTCATGTTTCCTTCAAATTGCACTTCGATGATTCAAGAGTTTTGGGCGATGAGGGAAAATACATCGGATACAAGAATGAGAAGGGCGAAACCATTCTTTGGGATTGAGATTAATTCTCTCTCTCTAGTCAGATAGACGTAAGCCATTGGGGGCCGCCGGCCCCCGATGGTGTCCTACCCACGGTAGTATATAGTCTTTCTCTCCCTCTCTCTCTCTCTCACCGTAAGGTATATATAGGGTTGCGAAAACCCGCGCCCATGATGAGAGGGGCTGTCGGTATATATACCTTGTGGGCCGCCCCCCTCGGCCCCCCCGCACCACCTCATCCATGAGATGGGGGCTTATAGTCTTGACTATCCGTTGTTTACCATGTGGCGCAAAATAGGGGCCGCCGGCCCCCTGTCCGGTTGAGAAACCTAGTATATAGAGATTCCGTGTCCGCTCAACTCAAAAATCGCTCAAAAATGGAAAAAATAGGGGCTGGCAGGGGTGCGCCCTGTATGGGCTGATATTGAACCTAGTATATAGACTATGTGTATAGGACCACCCATAAGTATAAGAGCAAGCATGAAGACGGGGGGGTATGGCAAGCACACAAGCGACCCAAGAAGCAACAAGAACGAACGACACCCCATGCGAGGACTCATGCATAGGGGCCTGCCCTGCCTGCGCCAGCAACAGGGGGTGGTAATATGACCGGCCACCCCCACACCATATACAAGGCCACAGTAGCCATGTATGACGGCCTATACGTCAGGGCATGGACTGAGGTGTTCACAGACCGTGAAGTGGCTGAGGCATGGGCAGTATTGCAAACTGACCGATGCGAGCAGCGAGAACCATTGGATGAGGACGCACACTTCGATGTTATGTATGAAGTGGAGAAGGTGTCCATGTATGACATTGAAAACTTCACCGAGGACAACCGTGAGTTGCTAGATGAAGTAATCACAGTCGATGATAACTTGGGGGGTGGTTCCGCATGAGCCGCCCCTCAATTTGGATTTGTAATCCGCCAAAAAGTATCTATGTGCGCCGGCAACACCGCTAACCACCTCAATCGATTTTTATAATTTTTTTTCAGAAATTTTTTTCAAATTTTCATCGGTGGCCGTTATGCCTCTCCACTTGCCACTATTATCCTTGAACCATACTCGCGGGTTGCCTTTCCAATTGCCGCCGTGATACTCATAGTCGTTTTCCAATGGGATGTCCCAATTTCTAGTCCAAGTCTTTATGCCCTGTCCGTTCTCATACTTCTTGCCGCCAACCACAAGACCCTGTTTCTCATACTTACGGAGAATAGCACCCACGCTATAGCCATTCAACTGTGTCCAATGGTTGCTAATATGCTCGTTTGCGTGATATGCAATCTCGCTGCTTGTCAACGGGTTTTTAGCCCAATGACTACACAGAACCTTCTCTATCGCTAAACCATATACCTTTCGCCTAGACATAGGACCGTGCCTACGCCCATTAGGGTCTTGTCGATTAAACTTCTTACCCGTCACCTTACTTCTCTTCTTTGTTGCATCATTCTTTGGTTTTATACCTGCCATTCACTCACCTTCTCACTACTTTGCCGCCAAGACCGCCTGTGTCTCGGCGTTGTATTCCACTACTAACTCCCCCTGTCCACTCACTCTTTCTCATGGTTCCCATTACTACGGGCATATCGGGCGATTTATAAGAGAATTGGTCTAGTGCGTGCGCCATAGCCATAGCACAGTCGTTGTGTCGGCCTAAGTCCATGATTTCACCCTCGCGCCACGCATGACTCTCCAACTCTTCTAATAGTATATTAACTTGTTTACGAGTAAAGTCATCACCATAGGGGAAGCATACTAACTCCCTCTCAAACCATACTCTCATTCTATTTAACAATCCCTGCTTCAAAGTCTTGTTGCTAACCTTGCTTTCACGATAATCCACTACTGCGCCCTTCTGACTAATCAAACTCTCAAACATCTGTTGGAAACCTACGGCCTCAACAGCAAATGCCGGCGTGCCATACTTCTTGCTCCACTCTATCATTACATCTGCTTGCTTCGCAGGGGGAAAGTCATTCCTACGCCACATATCAGCCAAGTGTATATATCCATCAGAATCCTGTTTCAGAACCACCATTACCGAGTAGTCCTGTCCCAAGCCGTGTGCAGGGTCAAACCCTATTGCGTATTTATATCCTTCCATCTTGCCCTTGTCAAAAACAGTATCTAGGTTCATATTCTTACGAGTCAGATTACGTGGATACACAGAAGCCTCATCGTCAATCACCTTACATAGATACTCCTGTATGAAAGACAACTCACCCATCGCTTGCTTTTGCTCTAAAAGAAACGCAAGTGGTCTAAACTCAGGCCACAACTCTATCGGTGTGACGTTATCAGGGTCAGCCCTATACTCTTCCCAATTAGGCAAGGCAGACCATATACCCGTTTTCCACGTATCATTGTTTATCATTTCCGTGTGATACAAGTCAACCATACTCATAGGCGTGCCTACGCAATATATAGAAGTGCCGGGACTCAACATCGGAGTAATCTTTTTCCTGAACCATTGTCTTATCTTAGTCCAATCCATATCACCGCTATCGTCAATAACGTCATCGAAAGCAATACAAGCCGGATGCTCACCACGAATTGCAGCCCCAACAGAAGTAGCCCTTATCCATGCCCCGTTAGTAAAATGCAACTCCAACTTATTGCCCCTCTTTTTATGGAGATACTTAGACAACTGCGGATGCCTCTTCATATCCTCTCTAATTTCTTCAAGTCTTCTAACGGCCAAATCCTTGCTTGCTGAGAACAACCAACAGGTAAACGGCTTGTTGCGCCATCTTTCAAACAACGCACTATGCAATAGTTTTATCCTTAAAGTAGTGGACTTACTATGGTCCCTCGGTGCAATCACACAAACTCGATGAACCTGTGCGTCACCCCTCTCGCCATACATATCCATCCATTCGCCAATATGGTCGCCCCAAGTATACCCCAACCATTTGTAAAAGTAGGAGACATCTTTCCTAGAGCGTTCCATCGAGAAGTCTATACCAAAATTACTCATTCCACCACCGGAGCAAACAGGTTTCCTATCAGACCCAAATCCTTGTCTATCAAGTGTGCAGACAAACCCGGCCTACTTAGAATATAACCCTTACGGTGATGCCATCTATCAGCACCGGCCAAACTAGGCAACTGCACTACCATAGCACCACCCTTTTCTATTACAGATTGATGATGAAGATGACCGTGGAACCATATCTTGTGTTCGCAATTACCCCATTGTTTCCACTCTTCCTTAGCCATAAGAGAAGGCAAATCCATACCCTTGACCCCATCGCCGTGAGTAAACCCTAATAGAGTATTACCATAAGAAACATACTGCCTTATATTCGGGTCAACAGTCACGTTAACATCGTCTATTTTATCGTAAGATGCCTTGAGATACATCATCAAAGCAATAGCAAGATGCCTATCGTGATTACCACGCGCAAACACTACTTCAACAGGGCAAACAGTCCTAAGCATTTCAATATGCTCCTGTGCAAGCATACAACCATCCATAAACATTTCAGACGGACTCACGGACATATCCTGTGGTGTGCCTTTTGTCGTGCCACCCGTATCGTTATCGACATGGAACCAATCACTACCGGTAGCCAAGTATATCTTTTCAGGTCGGCTAGGCATACGAGAGATTAGATTCTGCGTTCTATCCATAAGTCTTTTGCGTGCTTCCTTTGTATCGTAATGATTACCCGTTTCGTCAATCCAACACGATGACCCAAAGTGTAGGTCAGTAGGAGATATAACCAAAGCATACGGACCCGCATCTTTCATCTTTATCTTCTTAACGCTTTTAGGTGGCAAATGCTTGTTGCCAATTGCCTTCATAAACTCATTATAGAATGTATCATCTAGGTTGCGCCATCTGTTAGCGTCCTTAGACATAGCGGCGTAGTGCGCTCTTTTTGCCGTTTCCAAAGCAGCAGTCCTTTTCATCTCAAGGAAATCAACTACCAACTCATCCTCGCTCATTTCAATCATTTGTTCGTCAGTATATGGTGACATTGGGTGCTTCCAATGATTTACCCTGATGTAATCTTGCATCCACAAGATAGGGAAACCAAAGTGCTGCGCCATCTGCGCTACTGTAAACCTACCACCTTCGTCAGAATACCTTTTCTTCATTTCCCTATGCGTGTCACCGTCAATCTCTATAATTTGATTGGCTTGCTCAATGAAAGTCAAATAGACATCGCGTGCCTCATCATAATACTTTTTATAGTTAGTAGGTGCTTTAATCGCGTGAGGAACAGCAATATCCTTTGGTTTATCCTTAGAATACTTGTGTCCGTTCCATTTGGTGTAAATTATTTGTCCACCACCGGATTTCCAACGCTTTATCGCGCTACGCCATCCATTCACCGACCGTGTTGGCTCAATCTTGTTCAAAAATCGAGCAAACGCACTCTCACTCTCAAATGCTTCCGCATTAGCATACTTTGTTATCAGGTCTTGGCCGCCTCGCATTTTGACGCGGCCTTTGTGTTCACGCCCCCCTGCCATTAATCTAACCTATTTACAAGACATACTTAAATGCTACGGTGAGCATGATTTATTTTAATCATTTAGTTGATTACTAAAAGAATTAAACGTGATACTGCGGTGCAACATTTTAATTCTTTTTTTATTTCAATAGTATTTTTAGATGTCGGCCGGCCTTTCCCTAAGTAATTACAGTAAGTATTTTAGAATAGTTAAAGTATTTTGGTCTATACTATAGAAAGAATAAAACAATTAGCGAACATTGGCGCAGTCTGCCTTTTTAATTTTTCAGTAAATTATCGAAAAAAAAGAAAAAATAAGGCAAAATGTTAATAAACACTCAATATTAGCAAGAAATATGTCCGAGCGTAAGTGGTATCAGGTTTGGAGAGGCACGGCCAAAGAGGAAGAGCCTTCTCTAACAAGAGTAGGAATGAAGAGAGAAGGATTTAAGGCGGTTGCAGGCGTGCCTGATTTGGTGCGAGATACAGAAAGACTCAACAAAGATAGTAATTATGACAACGAGTTTGATATGTATGACCTTATGTTGAAACTTGACCCCGAATTGAATGGGGCGGTTCGTGCAGTCAGCCTAACGGCTAACAATTATGAAATAAACTACTCTAAGGGTAAAAATGCAACTATCCGTGACACTATCAAAGAATTAGTCGAAGATACGCTAGACTTTGATGACATACTAATTACGGCTATGAGAAACCTCATGGTTTACGGAAACGACATAAACAAGATTGTCGGCAGGGAAGGAGAAGGGATAACTGACCTTCAAAGCCTACCTGTCAAGCAAATCACCATAGTCGATGAGCGAGGCGGGCTTGATAGCACCTTCGATGCTACTGAGGACAACCCTATTATACGCCCTAGCAAGTATATGCTACGTGAGATGAAACTTAACGCGCGTGAGATACCCGCAAGTGAGATACTACATATCAAGATTGACTCACGAAGCAATTGGTTTGTTGACAACAGGGGCAGAAAGACCTACGGTGTATGGGGTGCTTCCCGATTTTCCGCGCTAAAGCAAGCCATTCGCATGAAGTATAACAGTCTGAACAACCGACTGTCGCTAGAGGATAGCATGACTAAGCAGTATATTACGATTGACAAGTCAGCCATAGAGCATATCCAAGACCCTGCCGAGCAAAACGAGCGTCTTACGCACATAATGAATGAAGTTATCAAACTGTTTGAGGGACTGCGCGGCGACCAAATACCTGTGCTACCACATTACGTTGATTTGCACCACGTTAACCTAGAAAACTCCCTACCAAATAGTGGCGACTTCTTGGATGCTATAAACGCAGATATAGCAGCCGTGCTACAAGTGCCGCGCGTGGCCGCAGGTCAGGAGAGGGGTAGCACTTTCGCCGCAACCTTTAACGCAAACCTATGGGCCGTGCAAGCAATCAGCCGAATGCATAGCATCCTAGCAACACATTGTAAGAAACTATTTTCAATACACTTAGACCTATTGGGTATTCCTCACAAGATGGCAGACCTACCTACAATCAGGTTTGACGCGATGGATAGCGAAACTCCGCTAAACGTCATGCAAAGAGCCACAATGGGATACCGCGAAGGAGTTCTAACCTTGAATCAATCACTTGATATGCTAAACCTACCCGAAGCAAAAGAGGGTGGAGATGAGCGAAAAAGCGATACACCGGAAGCCCCTGAAGAAGATGAGGATGAGGTAAATGAAGACTTGCCCCGCGAAAACTCGCAACCCGGCGCAGAAGAAAATATTGAATAATCATTTCTTTTGTGCTAATAGTATATGAGCGGAGATGAGGAACAAAACATTATTCAGGAATTGAATGCTCGATTCCAAGAATTACGAACTTTGATGATTACGATTGGTTCAGTAATAGCCATGCTGATAGCAGGTTTAAATGAAATAGGGTTTATACAATTTGCAGTTGATAGTCTTGTAGATGCAGTTGAGGATGACCCTGACCTAAATCCATACCTTGACGGTTGTGACGAAGATTGGAGATTAATGACAGACCATTTCATTGTCGAAAATAATGTTCTATTCGATATACATCTATTAGATGCCGCTTGGTGTAATTCTATTCATACTATTCATTATAATGTGACTATGGATGGTAAAACAGAAGCGGGCGAAAGTCCTGAATTTAGAAATGAACATCAATTTATAGTCACTATAGCAAATATTAGTGAAGGAACGCATCGCGCGTATATAGAAGTCACTAATGGTTCTATAGCCCTATTTGAAAGCAAAACAATAGACTTTGAGTATGATTATATGGAAATGGAAAGCGCAGTATATGGATGCACCAACTCAACGGCGCTAAACTACAACGAATCGGCAACTCACGATGACGGTTCTTGTGAATATCCACAGGAAGAGGAAGAAATCACAGATGATTGCTACGCTTACTTCTATGATGTGTTTTCCTATTGGAACGAAACTAATGAATCGCTCTATAACGAATTTGACGTTGATTTCTCCTGTCAAGCAAATGTCACAGTCTTTATTACTATAGATGCTTGGAATTATGCAAACGAAAGTGTGTTATTCCATGTTGAAGATAACTTTACCACTTATCACCAAGAATGGGATTACCAATACCTAGACTTTTACGATAAGCCTTATCAAACACCATTAAACATACAGTATCAAGTTTATTATAACGGAACGGTGCAAGATGAAGTATGGTATCGGGTCGAGGCATGAGAGATAGCACTAAGATATTTATCAAAGTCGGTCTTATTTGTTTTATTTCTATGTTAGTATTTACATTACTTGCGATGATGCAACAAGATTTATAGGTCATTGTTATTCTCCCCGCATTATGTCGTGCGAATGTAATTGCGAAATAGATGTCGAAGCCGAAGTAAAATGTGTCGGAGATTGCACTACCGCTTCCAAGTGTGAAGCACAAGGTTATTGTTCTAAGTCAAAAGAAGCCGGATATAAGAAAGAAAAAGCAAGCGAATGTGAAACTGTTTGTCCACCCGGCGAGGAAATGGTTGACGGAGAGTGCCAAGTAGTTTCTGTTAGTCTTGACCTATCAATAGATGCCACTAATGCTTTTGTCGAGGCATCGACAGGAAACACAATCATTGAGATTATGGGAATTGCTTTCCATGATGGTATGAATAAGAACAAGTGGGAGTTGACAAAGGAAGGCGCACGAAATGTTGCGAGGCAAATGGAAGGCGCAGACCTTACATTAGACCACCCTGACCCTGTTGAGGGCGGGAGTGGTTTTGGTCGCAACGAAGATGGCATAGTTAAGGCAAATGTAGGAGTTATTACTTCTGCTACTTTCCTTCCTACTATAGCAGGCGGATATGAAGTTAGATATGTAGCCCATGTGACAGAACCACAGTTGTTTGAAACTTTAGAGTCCGGCCTGTATCTGAGAGAAGATTACGGTGTTAGCATCGGCGGGTCGGGCGTGCCTGTGTCGGCGGATGAAAACGGTATTACCTTTGGAGAGGACTTTACTTTTGACCATTTGGCTCTTGTGTATCGCCCTGCTTATCCTAAAGCGAATGTAGAATCTGTCAAGAGAGTTGAAGAAAAGCAGAAAATCGAAGCAACCTTTATATCTCATTCGGAATCTGCGGGAATTAGTAAGGATTTGGTGAATAATATGACTGATGAAATTGTTAACACAGAAATCGACTACGAGGCTCAGATTGAGGCTCTTAAGGCCGACCTTGTTCTTGCTTCATCCCGCGTTGCGGAGTTTGAGGCAGCAGACGAGGCCCGCGCTGAAGAGGCTCGCGCTTCTCTCGTTGAGAAAGCAACTGAAATGGGAATGTCCGGTCACGAAGACCTACAATCAGAAACCCTAGAGAATCTGATTGCTTCGTGGGAAGCATCTCACCCTGAGCCAACCGCAGTTGAGATGAAGCCCATAGACGAAAGCCCCGTAGAAATGGAAACTCCCGCAGTTGCTTCCGAAGAAGAGAAGCCTGTGGTGGCTAACTACCTCAACGGAACTCTTGTGGAGTCCGATGAGGACATTTACGCTCGATGCTACAACGCATGGGCAAAGGCATGGAACGGCACACTCGGTGTTGAAGAGTCAGCCATGAAAGCCGAGTCCTACGAGACAATAAAGGAGATGATTTAAAATGATAAGGACAGACCCCGTAAATATGATACTAAAGACAGGTGTAACGGTCAAAGGGCCGGGCAAGATTATTGGTGTAAAAGATACATCAGGAGTCAGGCTAACTGCTTCCGGTGCTAACGAAATAGCAATCGGTGTTTCAGCAGGAGATTCTTCAAGGGCCGCAGGTGGCGCACTTGAGACTGCCGCAGGTGCAACAGTAGCAGTTTACCCACTCGGCGGAGTCCTAATGGTTCAGTCAAAGGCCGGAGTAACTTACAATGTAGGAGATTTGGTTTATGCAGGTGGAGATGGATTGGCTGACAAAACATCGTCAAGTCAAAAGGTTCTAGGAATCTATGTTGGCGAAGATGCAGTTGAGGGGGCCGCACTAGTAGTTAACGGAGCAGGTGACTCCGGTGCAAGTGAGGGAACAATGATTTTGGTTAACACGGCGGGGGCCGCAACAGCATAGGATGGTGATTAAGAATGGCAAAAGATACATTGGAAAAGATACTAAACGTGGAAGCAGCCGCAGGGCCGTTTTCAACAGGTGACGCAGTAATTGAGCAGACGCTAAGGGACTTCATTCAACTACAGTCCACTACTATCGCAGTAGGGACAAAGGTTGTTGGTGTTAGGTCCGTTCCGTGGATGGACTTCAAGTGGTATACCGGAGTTAACGGAAGTTTCTCCTACCCACTAGACGACAACGCCATCGTGGACCCGACCAAGATTGGAACCGAGAACTACTCGACCAAACTTGAGAAGGGACAGGGAAGGGTCACTTTCCTTGACTCCGTAAGGCTACGAGGCGAGTCGTGGGAGAACATCGACAGGCAGCAACTAGGAATAGTCCGCGCAAGAGCAGACAAGATTGACGCTACTATCCTATCAGCACTAGCCGCAGGTGCAGGTCAGACCGCATCCGCAACCGCAGTCTTCGGTGCTAACGGTGCAGATGAGGAAGGCGACCTACTAGG